GTCGATGGGTATAACGATCTGATTCCGCTGGGCACGGCAGCGGTGGATACATCAGATGATAACGATGATGTGGAATGGGGACCGTTCAGTATCGCCGCCGCGTTCGGTGGACGGCTGCCCCCGAAGTGGGGCATCGTCGTGAAAAATTCCACGGGCACCGCCTTTCACACGACCGGCACGAACAATGCCGTGAAATATCGAGGCGTCTACGAGACGATTACCTAATGGCGATTCAATTCGGGCATACCGCATTCGTACATCAGGCCATCGGGCTGTCCGATCTGGAAGACCATACGCTCCGGCGCAGGCTACCGTTGCCGTATCCGTTTTCAGCGACCTGGGCGGTGCGCATGCTCGGCCTGGTCACGACCGATGATTACATGTGCCTCTACTCGTTCGGGAAGGATATCGCGTTCGACGGCACGGAGTATCATACGGCAGCGATTATTCCGTCGTCCGCACACGGCGGTGCGCCTCCGGCGAAATGGTCCGTGGGTGCCAATGGGTTCGATGATCCGCAGGGGTACATATCCACCGATCGGTGGTATTATCAGGGCGTCCGGTGCTATCGCACCGACACCGACACCATTCATGAATTCTACTACGACCTCCCTGATACGTCGCTGGTGTCCACGATCAGTACCGGCAACACCACCTATTTCAACACCGTCGGCACCTCTCACATGATTCGGATTGGAGATGTGCCGTGGGCGGAGAATGAAAATCTCGACGGCGCCATGTGCGGGGTGAAAATCTGGAATGCCAATCTCGCCCCGTTTGAATTGGCGTATGAAGCTCGCTCGCCATGGCCGTTGTTGCCTCGCCACTACCTGTCGCTGTGGGAATGCTTGCCTCTGACGACCGTGGAAGATCGACAAGGGTCACGACACAGTGTCCGCACGAAAAATGGGAGACGATTTGAGATTATTGATACGGCAAACCCTCCTACGAATTACCCTGTGACCCCTGATCGTTGGCGACATGTGCGGAGGCCGGTGTGGTACCAGAATCTCGACGTAGGGAATGTCGTCTCTGGAGTCACGGGCGGGAATCTTCGTCTGCGTCGGTTGGCGCAGCGCCCATCGGGGCAAAAAGGAATCTGGGTGAACTGAGATGGCGAACAGCGTTTCCCATGCGGCACTGCCGTTTCCCGTCAAGAATGCGCGGTTTACGGTTATTGTGCCCTATCTCGATGCAGACGGCGACCCAACAGATCCGACCACGCCCGACACAGAAGTGAGTGGCGACGGCGGCGCGTTTGCCGACTGTGCCGAGGAAGTGACGACGATCAGCGGGTCGAACGGGTCGGGCTACCTCACGTTGACCGGTGCCGAGACGAATTACTCCATCGTCCAGCTTGCGGCAAAAGTGGCGAGTGGACCCAAGGCGACGCTGCTCACGGTCATGCCGCGTGTCCTGCCTGTGATTTTCAGCGGGACTGCGACGGCTGGCGCCTCCGGCTCGATCACGTTACCAAGCAGTTGCCCATCAGTCCCAGACATTCTAGTTGGCTGCATCGTGAAAACAACCGGCGGCACGGGTGGCGGGGGCACGGGTGGGGCGAACAATCAGGCGCGAATCATCACGGGCTATACCTCCGCACGGGTGGCGAGTGTTACACCGAACTGGGAGACGGCACCGGACAACACGACGACGTTTGAGATCCTACACTGGGAAGGGGCTTACGCGAAGTATGCCGATATCGTGTTTGCCTCATTGTCCGTGCGCGGGGTCTGTACGACGGGCGGGACAACGACGAGCATTCCCACCAGCAGCCTCGAACCGGCGGCTGCGGTGACGGATCAGTTCAAAGGCCGCATTGTGGTCTTTGACCGTGATACGACGACCACGAATCTGCGCGGGCAAGCCACGGACATTACGGCGAGCTCATCGGGCGGGACATTGACCGTCACGGCGTTGAGTACTGCACCGGCAAGCGGAGATACGTTTCGGATTATCTAACCATGCTCTGGGTTCCACAAAAGGGCATTCTGCGCGTCCAGCACAACCTTGGCGATGTCGGTGCGACGACGCTTGGCACGAGCGTGACGACAGGAGCCGCGGCATCGACCAAGGGCACACCGGCAGAACTGATCGCCAGCACCAGCTTTGATGCCTACTGGATCAAGGTCATTGCGTCCGGGTACGGGTTGGCCGCCACGACCTCACAGGGCTGTCTTGATATTCTCGTCGGGGCCGCGACGGAAGAAGTGTTGATCCCCAATCTTCTGATGGGCTTCTGCGGAGCGGTGGGCACCACGTTGGGAGCTGGCCCGAAAGTCTGGGAATTCCCGCTCTATATTCCGGCGGGCACACGCATTGCCGCGCAAGTCGCAGGGGACCGCACGACGACCGCCATGCGCGTCGCCGTGGTCCTGTACGGCGGGCACGGGTATCCCCCCTTTCGTGTTGGGCGCAAGGTCACGACCTACGGCATCACGACGGTTCCGGCCGGTACGGATGTCGCCGCGGGCTATTCCGGCGCAGAGGGTAGTTGGGTGCAAATTACCTCCAGCACCAGTGAAGATCACTTCGCATTTGCGCCGAGCTTTCATCCGACCGACGGCGACACGACGCTCACACCGGTCAAAAACGTGTTCATGGACCTCGGTGTTGGAGCGGCCACCGAAGAGTTGATGCTTGGCGTGCAGCAGTCCTTTGTGTTTCGGTACGAATCTGGCGAGCTCTGCGAAGGGCCGTTCAATTCCTGGCCGGTGTTCCAGGATGTTCCGTCCGGTACGCGCTTGACGGCACGGCTGTCCATGAGCGGAGCCACAGACACCGGCGAACCGGATTGTGCGATTCATGCGGTGAGCTAAGGAGTTTCTATGGCGATCACGGAACCTTATGAACTCGACGGCGTGACGGTCGGTGCGACGGAACTCTCCATTGTGTCCGGCACCACGTCGCTTCAGACCATCACGGACGACGGAATTTATCAGCTCTGGGTGGACGATGGCGGCAACATGACCAAGACCGAAGAATACCGCATCAAAATATATGAGAAAGTCGAGGCGACTGGTGGAACGAAGAAAGTGGTGTTTTCGGCGACGCTAAAGGGCGTACAGTCTGAAGTCTGGGTATCCCCTAGTCTGATACTCATGCATGGCTGGGATATGACGCTACAGAAAATCGCCGGGACGGATCGCGCCTTTGATGCGTCGATTCGGAAGATTGCCTGATGGGAGCGTTTATCTGGCATAGCCCAACGGCTCCTGGAGCGGCGGCGCTGCTGGTGGATCAGCCGCGCACGGTCGGCAAGATCACGCAGCTTCATCCCTACCTGTTCAGCGGGCGGCGGTATGGGAGCTTTGCGGGGAAAGCTGCCGGAGGACCAACTCCTATTGCGGGATCAGACTCGCTGTTAATGGGCCTTGTGGACGATCGCGCACTCTTTGCCACTCTCTTACGAGATGATTCTCCACAGCTTCTCATCAGTGAAGATCGCACACTTCTTGCTCAGCTACAACGCGAGGAGAGTCTCGCCGCTGTAATCGCCGACATCTCCTCAACGCTTGCAGCCTTTACCAGCAACGAGTCGCTCACTATTGGCATTGCCGAATCAGCAGCCCTACTGATTGCATTCTCGCGCGAAGATGCCGTGGTGGTGGTCCTGTCAGAGGATCGCACCGTCGCAGCGGTCTTATCCCGTGAGGATGCGCTCACGCTGGGTCTGATCGAAGATCGTTCGATCCTCGCCGTCATCGCCCGCGAGGATCTACCGGCCATCATCATTGTTGATTCCTCATCGCTCGATATTTTTGAGGACGGCGGACTGGTCGCGAAATCATCGTCCGACGCTTTAGTTATTGGACTGATCGACGCCTACGTATCGATCCTTGTAGCCTCTCAGCGAGATGACACCGTCTCCCTCTCCTGGCAGGAGAGCGCATCACTGCAAGCCATACTGCAACGCGAGGATGCACCGCGCATCGGCATTGATGACTCCGGCGTGATCGCGGTCACTATCAGTGCTACGGGCGATAGCCTGACGATTGGCGTTGCCGAGTTAGCATTTCCCGTTATCTCGGTATCGGGCGCCGATGCCGTCGCCCTGATTGTATCAGAGTCGAGTCAGATCTTTGCTGGGCTAACGCGCGACGATCAGCTGCCGGTCAATTTACAAGAGACAACGAGTGCGTTTCTCCGTGTGTCCACCGATGATACAATCACCTTGATGCTGTCAGATGTGGTCGAGCGGATTCTCGCAGTGCTTCAGCGTGAAGATCTGTCCGCCATCGTCACGGTAGATGCGAGCAGCGTGCGCGCGGGGATAACGAGTGCGGACGCCGTCATGATCGGCACGCTAGAAAGTGGCAGTGCGATCGAAGTGTTTCTAAATCGCATTGGCAATGTGCTGATCGCCACGGTGAAACATCTGTCGCCGGTTCGTCGCGGTGCGCGATCGCTAATGAGGACACTGCGGCATCTTGGTGGTCCGCGCACTGTGGAGGTGCTGTGATGTCTCAGGTGAAGGTTGGCATCGTGGAGGGGTGGTCTGGGCCGCTAGACTTCGAGCTGTTGAATGACGGTGCGATTCAAAACCTTACAAGCATGACCGTCACGGGGCAGGCGTTCAATCGGCTGAAGCAGGCGGTCACGCTAACCAGCGATGTCACGATTTTAAGCGCCACAGATGGACAGGTCCGGCTCACGCCCGACACCGGAGACTTTGTGGAATCGGGTAGTCCGTACGAGTTGCGCTTCAAGGTGGTGGATGGGTCGAGTCAGACCGTGTTCTTTCCGAGCGATGAGCCGATCAGCCTAATCGTGCGGAGGTAGCAGCCATGGGCGCCGTGCGCATCGCCCAGCGATTGACGAAGCTCTTCAGCCAGACCGTCACGCTGTATCCGTGGACGGGACAGAATGCGGCCGGGGAGGCAACGTATGGAAGCGGAGCAGACTACCGCGCGCATGTGCAGCAAGGGGTGGCGCAGACGACCGGCACGACGCAAGCGCTGCCCGGCCTCTACAAGATCATCATCGGGGAGGCCGTTCAGGTGGACCCGCGCGATCGCTTGGTCATGCCGAGTGAGTACGGGACACGCAACGACAGCGGAGACTTCGAGGCGCCGACGACCAAGATTGTGAGCGTGCAGTATCTTAACGATAGCCGTGGACCAGTCGCAACAGTACTGATGTGTGGGATGGGATAATGCAATGCCGCAACCGATACGCTTGACAATCACAGGAGTCGAGGACGTCGTGCGCAAACTGCGTGTGTTGCGCGAGCAGGCGCCGGAGGCGCTCGGCAACGCGCTCTTCCGATTCGTGCAGGATCAGATCGAGAAACCCGCCAAGGAGGACTATGTGCCGGTGATGTTCGGCGCGTTGCGCAGCTCGATTCAGACCCTTCCGCCGGAAGTCACCGCGCGCGGCGCCTCCGTGACGGTCTCGGCGGGAGGGGCGGCGGCGCCCTATGCGCGGGCGGTGCACGAGAATCCTCGATCGGGACGCACAGGCGGATTTAGCCCGAGCGGAAAACGCTACAAGCATTATGCGCGGGTGGGGCAATGGAAATATTTGGAGACTCCGGCGATCATCGCGGTCTCCAGCAAACAAGCGGAGTTCGCACGCGAGGCGGGCATAGAACTGGACAAGGTGGTTCATGGGCTTCGCTGACGATCTATCGGGACTGCTAAGCACGCAGGGCTTTACGGCGGCAGCCATCTTCACGGGCGATCTTCCCGCGCGCCCGCACCAAGCCCTCTGCATTACGCAGACCGCCGGGCTGGGCAGCCTGCACGCATACGGGACGAGTGCCGGAGCCGCACCAGTTGAACTCTTGCGGTGCCAGCTTCGCGCGCGGGCGACGGACTATGCCACGGCGGAATCCATCATGAGCGCGGCGCACAGCCTGTTCGACGGCATGCGAACTCGTGGCATGAACGGGCGGCTCTATCAGTGGATTACGGGGGCTTCGACGCCGTACTATATCGGGGTTGACGATGAATCCAGACCGCTGTTTGCCTGCAACTATGAGGTTGCACGATCATTGACGACGTAACGAGAGACGGTTGATTGTTTTTCACATCAGAAGGAGGGAGCTCACATGCCTAATACGATCATTCTCACTAATGCGTTCTTCGCTGTTGGCACCGGCACGGCCAGCGCGGATCGAAACATCTCCAATCGGCTTAAGAAGCTGACGTGGAACGAATCGTTCGACGACCACGATGTGACCGTGATGGGAAGCACCACGCGCGTGCGCGCGATCGGCTTGGGCGAGGCCGATATCTCCGCCGAGGTCATGCAGGCCTACGACACGGGCGATGCGGGCGAAAACATCGATCAACTGGTGGAGAACCTGCGCACGGTAAGCCAGGCGGGGCTGAAGTTCTTGGTGCGCATGCGTCCGTATTCGGCCAACCGCACGGCGACGAATCCGGAGTACAGCATGCTGGCGGTCATGGGCGAGCGGACGATTTTCGACGGACAGGTTGGCGATCCGCTGGGGAACACGCTCACGTTCTTGAGCGCGGGCGACATCACCAGGGCCACCGCGACGACCTAATTTCATAAGGATGGGCGAGGCGGCAAACCTTATTTCACGGGAGGCGACGGCATATCATGAATCTGAAAGAGTATCTCAGCAGCAAGTCGGACGTGCGCGAACAGGAGATCACGATCCCGGAGTTCGATGTGACGGTGCGCATTCGGCGCATCACGGTGGGGGAGCGCAAGCATCTCTACCACACGTATAAGATCGACACGCCACAGGCGGACGTGCAGGGGTTGACCGCCGAGATTATCGCCCTCAGCGTGGTGCCGCCGATGACGGTGGAAGAGGTCGAGCAACTGCCCGCCGTGCTGTCGGACACGCTGATTCAGCGCATCAATGAGTTCAACGGCTGGTCGAAGAAGGGGGCAGCCGAGTTAGCGGATCAGTTTCGACCTACAGCCTGATTTGCAGTTTCAGTATTTTCTGGCGCACGAGTTGGGCTGTTTCGTATCGGATCTGGAGCGCATGGACATAGTGGAGTACCAGCGATGGGCGGTGTACTTTCAGCGGAAGCATGAAGCGGAGCAGCGCGCCATGAAGGACGCAAAGGGGAGACGCCGCTAATGGCTGACGAGATCGGGAAAGTTAGCTTCGGCGTCGAAGCCAACTTCGACGACAAGGGCATGAAGGACGCCGAGCGCGGCCTTGGCCAACTCACACGCGCGGCGGGCGTGGCGGCGAATGGCATCTCCGGCTTTGGTGTCGCCGTCGGCACCGCGAGCGGTATCCTGGCCGTTGATCTGGTTAAGGGCATCGCAAAGGCCACGGTTGCTGTGGCGGGCTTTGCCTTCTCGGTGACGCGGTCAGCATCGGACGCCGTCGAGGGTATGCAGCGGATCGCCGAAGCAACCGGCCTCTCCCTGCGAGAACTGCAACAGTTCGAGCCCGTTATGCGCAAGAACGGCGTGCGCGCCGAAGAACTGGGCACGCTGTTTCGCGCACTCTCTCGCAACATCCACGAAGCTAGAGACTCATCCAGTCAAGCCGGACAGGCCTTCGCGCAACTCGGCTTAGTTATGACGGGGCTGGAATCACCCTCCGAAGTGCTCTCACTCATCGCCGATCGCGTCAGTAAGCTCCCGGATGGGTTTGAGAAAACGCGACTCGTTACGGAGCTGCTCGGTCGCTCCGGCATCAAGCTCACCAGCACGCTCAATCAAGGCGCCGAAGGATTCCGCCAGTCCGCCATCGAAGCCGCCAAGATGGCGAACGTGCTAAGTGAGCAATCCAACAAGGCGTTGCTCGACGTCAACGACACGTTCGACATGCTGGCGCTGGCGTCGGACAATCTGGATAAGCACCTCGCCGTGCTGTTCGCGCCCATGGTCAAAGGGGTCAACGAAGCACGCCTTGCGCTAAACAATCTGGCCGCCACGATCACCGACGACATCACGATTGCCACCCGCACGCTCTATGTGCGCCTGGAATCGCTCTTCGGCTTTCTGAAAGAGCAAGCCGCGCTCTCCATCTTCGAGATCGGGAAAGTCCCGGAGATCTTCCGTAAGTGGGACGAGGCGGCAGCGGCACAGATCAAAGCCATTCGTGAGCAAGGCGTCGCCGTCCAGGAGCTTGGCAAGACGATCGGCACGGTCGATGAGAAAGCACAGGCCCTAGCCAAGACTCAAGCCGACGCCTGGATCCAGTCCAAAATGGGCCTGATGCAGCTGGACGAGGGCTGGAAGATTGTGCAGCGCGAGATCGATGCCTACGGGAAAGCTCAGAAAGCCCTTGGTGAATACATCGCCACGCAAGGCGTACAGGCCTATAAAGATCTTCAGCAGGCCAGTGAACTCTGGGCGCAGAGCGATCTTGAGGCCACGACGCGCAACATTGAGCAGTTTAAGGCGATGGAAGCACAACAGCAGGCCACCGCCGAAGCAATGTCCCGTGCGGCACTGGCCTCCGGCGCCATCTCACCGGTCGAATTCGAGTCGCGCAGCGGCGAGGCGGCTCTTGCGGCGATCGATCGAGAGATTCGTGCACAGCAAGAACGTCTGACCGCCCTCACGACATTCTACGATAAGAAACTGACGCTGGCTGCAAACGACGCCAACGCGCAGCGCGAGCTGATTCAGCAGCACATCGCCGCCGAGGCGGATGCTAACAATAAGATCTTGTTGTTAACCGAGCAACGCCGCACACAAGAAGTTGCAACTGCCTCCGCCGTATCGCAAGCCGAGATCCGCGCGTCACAGGCGCAGCTCGCCGCACGCGAGTCGATTGCCCAGGCCGAACTAAGCATCCTTCAGAGCACCTTTGCCAGTACCGAGCAGTTGCGCACCGCGCGCATGGCCGCAATTGAAGCCTCGTTGGCGCGGGAGTTAGCGGCTGTGGGGCTGACGGAAGAACAGAAACTTGCGATCTATCGACGCACCGAGGCTGAGCGCATCGCCGTGGCGCGACAGTTCCCGACATTCTTTGAAAAGCAGCTGCAAGACTTGGTCGCCAGCAACACGTTTTCCATGTCGCAGATCGTCACGGGATTTACAAACGCCACGGCGCAGATGATCGTGACGGGCAAGGGCTTTCAGCAGTTCTGGCAACAGCTGCAAGTTACCGTGGTGCAGGCGTTTCTAAATGGTTTGATTCAGATGGTGGCCAACTATATGCTCAAACTTACCGCCATGGAGACACTGACGGCAGCCTTTGAGGCGGCCAAGACGGCGATCTTTGGATCAGGCGAGGCGGCGCGACTTGCTGTGGCCGCAGCAACAAACAAGGCCCTACTAGCGTCAACGACCACGACGCTCGTGGCCATGGGCGCCGTGGGGAACGCCACGCTCGCCGTTCTTGAGGTGGCACTACAAGGCATCGCGGGATTTCTCTATGCGGTGGCAGCCGCCGTGGCCGAAGTGCCTATCGTCGGTCAGGCTCTTGCTGGCGCATTGATCGTCGGTGCGACGCTGGCCGAGTTTACCGGAAACGCCGCCATTGTGGCCGCTGGCGCAACGCTGAACACCGCGCTTGGTACGGCCATCGTTGCCGCGACGACCGCGCTGGCGTCTCCGTTCGCCTCTGGTGGAATCGTGACCAGTCCCACGCTGAGCCTGATTGGTGAAGCGGGATCTAGTGAAGCCATTATCCCGCTTAACAAGCAGGGTGCGGGGTTCATGGCCGAGATGTTAAGCTTAGGTGGAAAACAGGGGCGCGAGATGGCATCACAAACGATCATCATCCAATTAGACGGGCGCGAGATTTCCCGCTCGGTCTCACGTGAGATGCCATCCGTGCTTCGATTAGGACAGGTGCCCGCATGATGTTTGCCGGATCAGCAATCGCCAACTCCGCGCTGGCGTCACTCTCGCCGCTCTCAACGGCGACGGTAGATGCCTTTGCCTCGCAACCAATTCGCGTTATGCTGGACGGCGTGGTCTCGACGGCGGTGCTCGTCAATAGCCTGTCGATCGACAATGTCATCGGCGATTCGGCCACGTGCGAGTTCACCCTGGTAAACGAAGCTACAATTCCGTCGGTAGGCTCATCCGTGCGCATTACCTATTATGACGAAGTTCTTTTCGTGGGCATCCTCACCGGCCTCCGTCACTCGATCAATAATACCGCCACCGCGCAATATATCGAGTGTACCTGCCAGGACGCCTCGCACATTCTGGCGCGCCATAAGATTCAGAGGAATTTTTCCAACATTGATCTTCTCTATCTTATTGATTCACTTATCGACAATGAATTAACGGGCTGTGGTTTTCAGATCGGCACCATTGAGCAGTACGCCTCACTGCCACTGGTCGATTCACGGGGCGGAAGCGCCTATGACGTGCTACGCGATGCGGGGGCTGCCGTAGGGCAACTCCTCTCCATTGGTCATGACAGAAGCATTTCGTATGTTGCCACATCCAGCGGGACGGCGCCGAAAGATCTCACGGATGCAACCGTAGAAACCGCCTCATATACCGAGGATCTTGACGATTATCGAAACGTGCAGCACGTCAAAGTGACGGGCACCCCGATCATGGAAGGCGATGATCCGGTGATATTGCTGCACGTTGAGGAGAGCACTGAGCAGATCGCCGAACGTGCGGCGATTGACGGCACGGATGGGCGGTATGAAGATTACGCCGAAATCATACATCCAACGAGTAACGACGTTGCCGTATTGCAATTGCTCGCCTCCAGCTATGGCCAAGCCAAGCTTACCACGGCAGGTACGCCGCGCATGCTCTTGCAGTGTCGCGTGCGCGGCTATGGCTTTCGTGCAGGACAAGTCGCCTCGATGCAGATAGCGTTGCTTGGCATCGCAGGCGAGTGGATTCTGCACCGAGTAAATACGCGAGACGAAGACGGGCGCGGGCTTATCTACGATCTAGAGTTAATGCCGAGCAGCTTACGGCGGCGCGCCTACGATTCATGGCTGGATATTGTGGACAGTGGAAAAATCTCGGTGCAGTTACCGGGCACGACCGGCCTTTCCACGGCGACGTTTACCTCTACGGGCAGTCATCAATGGATCTCGCCCATTGCGGGCGTTGTTACGATCGTGACGATGGGTGGGAGTGGCGGGGGCGGAGCATCCTTGTCCGGTGGTGATTTAGCAGGCAAACGCGGGGGGAATAGTGGTAAGACCACATCCTCTGTTACCGTTGCAATTGGCGATACACTTGACATCGTAGTCGGTGCTAAGGGGGTTGGCACTACTGGAACGGGCACGGCGGGCACCGCCTCAACGGTCGATCGCGGTGGCGTCAATCTATCCACGGCAAATGGTGGCGGGGGTGGCGGAACATTCTTTGGCTCTGTTGGCACGCCAGGTGGTGGAAGTAACGGCGCCGTTGTGGTCGGTGGAGGTAAAACAGGCGGTGCGGGGGCGCCTGCTACACATACCGGCAATCAGAACGGATCGCCAGGTCAAGATGGCTCTGTTTCTATTCAATACTGAGGACTAACAATGAGTACACCAGTCACCAATTTTGGCAAAGTGACCGTCTCAACAGGCTATGACGCCTCGGCGACGAGCATTGTGTTGACGACCGGCCACGGCTCGCGATTGCCGTCCACATTTCCCTATCCGCTCACCTGGTGGAACTTCACAGATTACCCCGATCCCGCGGATGATCCCAACCGAGAAATCGTGACAGTGACGAATCGCAGCGGAGACACGCTCACCGTTACACGGAACGCCGAGAGCACGGGCGCGTCAACCAAGAATACTGGCGGTAAAACATACAAGATGTTGCTCGGTATCACGAAGGCCATGTGGGACTCGATCTTTTCCAATGCCCTCTCACAGACCTTCCGTGGTCTGCGCGTACAGACGCATCACGATGCCGATCTGGCGCCGAGTCGCGTGGTCTTTTCAGCCGATGCGATCGTCATGTCAGACGGGGAAGAGGTCTCCGACTGGGACAACATCGTCGTCAATCTGGCCGCCTCCGGTGCGGGGGGGCTCGATACCGGCACGGAGCAAGCCTCGACCTGGTACCCCATCTATGCGATCTACAACGGCACGACGAAGTGGGGCTGCTTTCATCGGGCGAAGGATTTTCTGCTCGATGAGGACATTACGGCGGGCGAGGATGCGAGCCAGGGGATTCGCAGTGCGGTCGATAACTCGACCGTGAAAGTCTCGCAAGGGTTTCAGTTGGGCACCGCTGGGCCAGTCCCGTTTATCGACGTGAAGCTGCTCAAGACGGGCACGCCGACCGGCTATCTCTGGTTCACCATCGAGGGCAACAGCGGTGGGGTGCCGAATAATACGCCGGTCGCCACAAGTGTAAAACTGGACGTGTCGAGACTGACCACCACAGCGACGCAAGTGCGCGTGCCATTCCCGACGCCCGCGTCAATTTCAGCGGCGACGCAATACCATATCGTGGCACAGGGCGACTGGGCGGTGAGCGCGACGAATTATGTCAGCTGGCGCATGGATGGATCGGCAGCGACCTACGCCAACGGGAGCAAGGCGTTGTACGATTCCGATACCGGCACCTGGACGGCGGACACGGATGACGACCTCTGGCTGCGGGTGTACGTGACGGAAAACGACGTGGACTTTTCGACCACCGTGCCGAGCGGCTATCGCTATGCGCACATCGGCTGGGCCTACAACAATGGGAGCAGCAATCTGGTGAGGTTTTCCCAGTTAGACCACCTGTGGACGCTGGATTTAATAGCTACCGATGGATTGCTCATCAATGAATTATCTGGGGCTACGACGCTTCTGGATCTGCGAGCAAGCATTCCACCACTTGATCTATGTGCCATTATCCTAGGCCTGACTGGGACTGGCTCTGCGGTGGATTATGCCGTCCTTGGACCGATTACAGCAATCGATCTTGATTCAACGGGCATGTCGAACGCGGCGTTAACGTTGACGGTGGCGTACACAGCCGAACTACTCTACAGTGCATTCGATGAATTGTTGGTGAATCATAGTGCGCTGATGGTTGACGGCGGGCCGGGAAGCGATCTGTACTATCGCGGCTTTATCTGGTGAGGTGTTGTGATGATGTGGTATGTCTATCGACTGAGTGACGGGCGGTTCATGCGCGGGCTGGCGAGCCTCAAGCCGGACTATGACCCGGCGACGGAAGCGGTGCAGGAGTATACCCATCAGAATCGACCGGACACGCGATTGCATCGCTACGACGCGACGGTGTCGGACAAGAAGCGGCTGGCCACGGCGCAAGAGCTGGCGGACTTCGATGCGGAGCGGAAGGACGCGGAAGCCGTAACACGGTTCGACGTGAATGAGGCCAAGATGCTCAAGGCGCTGGCGATCTGGACAGCGCAGAAGCTCGGCATCCCGTTAGCTACGACACGGGCAGAGATTCTGACCATTTATAAAGGACTCTGAGATGACGATTGCCAATCAACGGCTCGACCGTCTAAATGCCCTGGCGCCATTTCTTCGTGAGCCCGCACGTGAACTTATTACTCGATGCGAGCGACAACTAAAGCGCGTGCTCCTTGTGGTCTGGACCTGGCGGTCGCTTCCGGATCAGATGCGCATCTATCAAGAGGGCCGGACGTTCGATCGTGAGGCGGGCGTCTGGACGATTACGGACCCATCGGCGGTCAAGACTAAGGCCAAGCCGGGCACCACGCCACATAACATCATCACGAGAACCAGCGGCGATCCGGCAGCGTTGGCGCTGGATGTTGTCCCGTTCGACGAATTTGGCAAGCTCGACTGGGATGTGGATATGCGCTTCTGGGATAGCCTCTATGAAATCGCCTGGAAGTGCGGCCTGGACCCGCTGGGCGATCAGATCGGCGCCATGCTAAAGGGCGATCTGGGACATTTTGAAGAGCCTGCATGGCGCATGAAACTAGACGGACTGGGATTATTGCTGCCGGTGGATGTCACGACAATATGACGGCGGAGCGATTCACGGGCGAGTGGGAGCAGGGATATCTTGGGCCGCATCTCTACCAGTGTACAGCGTGTGGGGCCGACTATGCGCACGATCAGGCCTATCGGCACGCCTGCTATGAGTGCCCGAAAGGAGGAGCGACCAGTGACAGAGCCAAGGTGGGAGTGGGCCGACTCGTTCATCGGGGCGGTCATGGGGATCATCCTGGGGATCGCGAGCTTCTTCGGCTGGGCGAACGGACAAGTACAGATGCTGCACAAGCGGATTAATGAGACGAACGGGCGCATTGACGACCACGGGCGCAATCTGGCCACACTGGAAGCGCAGCAGGTCGCGAATCGTGATTTTCAGGAACGCACCGATGAGGCATTATCCGCCCTACGCGCGCAGAACACGGAGCTGATCCGCCTACTGAGCGAGTTGAAGGGCGCCATTACAAATACTCACCGGCGGATCGAATAAAGGAGGTTTTCCCATGGACGACGACATTCAAGGCAGAATTCAACTCTTCCAGCTGCGGGTCATGGCGGTCATCACCGTTATCGTGACGTTCGGCTTCTTCGCGGTAATCGCAGCCCTCATGATGCTACAGATTCAGGAGGACTCCCATGAAGTCCTGCTCGTCATGCTCGGCAGTTTGGGCACGGCCTGGACCGGCATTCTGACCTGGTATTTTGGCTCGTCGCTGGGTAGTCATCTGAAAGATGTGCGCGACAAATTCATCACCCTCACCAAAGGAGATGCAACCATGAAATCCATCAGTGGACTTATCGTAATCATTGGTCTCTCGCTCACACTCTCCGGCTGTGGCGTTACGCTCGACAAGATCAAGCAAGTGGCAAGTGACGCAATTGACGCGGGCGGAAAGATCTACGACACCATCACGGGCGGTGCGGCCGAGGAGAACACGTCAAAAGACATCGTGAAGCCCTCGGAGCAGAAATAATGCCGGTGTGGTTTGGCCCACTAATCGACCTGGCCGTGCGCGTGGGTAACTATGTGATGGGCCGGGTCGAGAAAAAAACAGAGGAGGAGGATCATGCGACGGACGCCCTTATCGATCGCGATCGGACTGTGCTGCGCGATGAGCTGGACAAGTTGCGCGACGACGACAAAACCGTATGAGCGCCATGTCGAGCGGGCGTATGATGCCGCGGGCAACGTGCGGCCTGGATACGCTGCGATCAACCTGGAGTACCTCGACGCCCTGAGCGCCGACCTGGACGCCTGCTACGCCCGCAAGAATCCCTAGTTAGCCGAGGCGCTGGCTATCGTTTCCCCTTCACTATCAAGCGAATCATACCGCTTTTTAAACCTACCAATTCGGCTATCCTATCGGCTTCCCCGTAGCAGGTTATTCCTCTTCGTGTTTTCCTTGCAGTCCAGAGGTTTATAATTTTCTCGCGAAGCTCATCGGCAATTTCCATCTTTCGCGGTTTGCGTCGGCCTTTTTCAATCATGTCATGCACATTGACTGCAGGACTTCCAGCGAATAAATGATCGGGATTCACGCATGCCCTGTTATCGCATTTGTGGCAGACATATAGACCGGCTATTGCTCTATCTCCATGTACAAGCGCGTAGGCATATCGATGGGCCAGTTTTGTGTGAAAAATCCCATATCCCTCGTTAGTCGTAGATAGTAACCAGACAAAACATCCAAGCTTGCCATCTTTTTTGCAGTACGACCGATGAAATTCGTCTATAACTGATTGATTTGTATACTGTATTTTGCGTCTTCCCATGGGTGCCTCCTTAGGGTTTTGGTAATTATAATATAATAAAACGTAAAAATAAAGCTTTACTTTCTGGATTGCCTGCGCTATACTTACATCATGGTTATTGAGACGACACAAACCCAAACGGAGGACATCATGACCGCGATTTACTTCACCAAGAAATTCACTTCCGGCATCCTGAACGGGCTCTCCGCGATCTGCTCCCTTACCTATCCAACGGCAACGGAATGCGCCGATGCGATCTATGTCGGCAAGAAGGGCAAAGACTGCTTAACTGGAACACGCTGGATTATTACGGATGCCAGCTTTCAGAACTACGCCCGTTAGGTGCCTTGCTCGATCCGAGCCTCTTACAGGGCGGATTCATGGAAGGCAACCAAACAACAGAAGTGGGGCTCAGCTAACATTCACGCGGCACTGCCGCACACAGGGAGGGAACATCATGACTACCACATCCATGCATCCAGGCTGCGCATTTTGCCAGGTCTGCACCTACAGCAATTGGGGAGACGTGACGGATCGAGAGGCCAAACAGCTAGGCGACGCGCTGATTGAGAGATTCAATGAGCTCGCACGAGCGGCAACTGGCGATGCCTCTATCTCCTGGCAGCCCTATACGAGCGAGATCATATTTGACTGCTGGGGCCGGACCACCAGTGAGCATCACTGTCTCGACCCGAAACACCCATGGCCGACCGATGAGGACGGCCAGCCCACGGTAGATTTTGAGGAGATCCGGCAGGAGGCCGCCGAATGGGTGATGGAGCATTGCGAGGAGATCTGCGCGGAGATAGCAGCCGACGACAGCGTTGCATAACGCGGCTCCACCGCACAACACTAATTATCAGCTAACTATTTAACCTGACCAGGAGGACATCATGACCAGCACACGATATGGCGAAATCGAAAACGTATTGATCGGGCAGTCGACAGCCTTGATTGAATTGGCGAGTGAACTGGAGAAGCATCTCGGCAAAGATGAGAACTGGGCAGTGCTGGCAGCCGACGGTATTAAGTCTGGCATCGAGCGTGCGTCGAATGATCGGTCTCGCATGCTAGCACAGTATGAAAATACTGTTCACCGCAATGCGGAGGCGGAGATTGCAAGAGCAAAGACACTGGCCTCATTGCAGCAGATTGTCGACCATCTGCCGGACGAATGGCATGCTGAGCCTATCGCCGATCAGTACGGCGACTGCCGGATCAAGACCGATGTCGGTGCGTCACTTAGAATGATGCGCCGCTATTCAAGGGGAGTGAGGGGGGAATTAGTAGGCACATCCTTGGAAGTAATCTCGCGAATCGACTCCCGTCTGTTTCCGCAGAAGAAAGACGGTACGTACTCCTGGAACAAGATCATTGCGTTCGTCAATGAGCAAACGGAGATCTATAATCTGCGCCAAGAGAGACATGCATCACATACGCGACGGAATGCTGAATTGAACGCAATTCTGAAGCCCTATGTGTCGAATACAATATACGGCTTGAGCGGTGAAATTGAAACGGACAACGTGAGGCTGCTGATTGTCAACGTAGGCGAGGGTGAATATCAGGTGCATCGCACCACGACGCAGCGCTGCACCGCCGAAGAGCTGGCAAATATCCTGGCCAACGAGGCGCCCAAGGTTATCCGCGATGAGCAGAACGCCTAACTAAATGGAGGTATCATGAGCCAATCTGTCGTGCTACTTATTGATATCGAAACCATCGACGGCGAGCCAACCGGACGCTCGGTACCGGTCGAGCTGGAGTACCACATCGAGATCGACAAGAGCTACGGCGCGGATGCCGATGGGAATCGAGGCGTATACCGAGAGGAGATTTTCGTTGACGAAAAACGTATCTCGCCCCAGCATCTCTTAACCATGATGAGCGACGAAGTTGAGCGCGCCCTGGCGACCGCCGAGGCGATATTCTTTCGACTATTTAACTGTTATCCATAACCCAACAGGAGGGCCTATCATGACCGTCGATCAACTGAAGACCAATCTCTCACGTGCTCGCAAGTTTGGCACGCCCCTAATCGGAATCGAAACGCCCGATATGGCTGCGACCATGCAGCTGAGCGTGTCGGCGATGACCAACGGAGTCACGCCGCCGTTCTTTGCCTGGGACATCGTCGGCGGCATGCGATACCTGAACAAAGAGGCTGAGCAGGCGATCGGACAACTCAACATGAATGGCGCCGCCTTGGTGGATGCCACGATCAACGCCACGGAGATGCTCGCCTTCTGTCTGAAGCTCCCACAGAAGGCCGTCGTGTTTATGCTCAACGCGCACCTGTTTTATCGACAGGAATCCGTGACGCAAGCCGTCTGGAATCTGCGCGATCCGTTCAAAGGTACTGGGCGCACGTTGATTCTGCTCGGCGCGGCGATGCAGTTGCCCGCCGAACTGGAGCGCGACGTACTGGTGTTCGATGAACCGTTACCTGACGATGCCGCCCTGGGCAAGATCGCCGATGATCTGTATGCCCTCATCGGCACGACGACGAAGTTTCCCAAGACCATGCGCGACAAGACCGTTAAGGCGGCGCGCGGACTTTCGGCGTTTGCTGCAGAACAGGCGATCGCCCTATCGCTTACGAAACAGGGCATCGATACTGATCAGTTGTGGGAACATAAGCGGAAGATGGTCGAGCAAACCAAGGGCTTGCGCGTGCAGACCGGCGGGGAGACGTTCGCCGACATCGGCGGACTAGAGTCGATCAAGGAGTTCGGACGTCTGCTCTTCGCCGGAAACGAGCCGCCCTCGGCGATCGTGTGGGTGGACGAGATCGAAAAGGCCATGGCGGGGAGCAGTGGGTCGGTCGGTGATTCCAGTGGGACCAGTCAGGATCAGCTGGGACAGCTACTCCAGGAGATGCAGGCGAATAAGTGGCCAGGTATGATCCTTCCTGGCCCTCCCGGAACGGCCAAGTCACTTTTCGCGCAAGCTCTGGCCGCCGAGCATGACGTGCCGTGCATCGCCCTGGATCTGGGCGCGATGAAAGGGTCGCTGGTCGGGCAATCGGAGCAGCAGATTCGTGCCGCGCTGAAAGTAATTCGGGCGGTGGCGGGTAAGGGCGCCTACTGGATCGCCACCTGCAACCGCATGGAGAGTCTCCCGCCGGAGCTGCGCCGACGGTTTACGGACGGCATTCGATTTTTCGACCTGCCGTGCGAAGATGAGCGGGCGAGCATCTGGAAGATCATGCGCAAAAAGTACAGCATCAAGGAGACGGACACGCAGCCCGACGATCGTGATTGGACGGGCGCCGACATTAGAAATACATGTGCACTGGCGTATCGGTTGAAGATCGGCCTGAAGAAGGCGGCAACCTATATTACACCGGTCGCCAAGAGTGATCCGCACAGCATCGAGCGGCTGCGCAAGCTGGCCCATAATGCCTTCTTGTCGGCCAGCCACGAAGGGCTATATCAAAGTCCCTCGCAGGAGATCGCGACGGGGCGCACCATTGGCGGCTTGTAAGTAAGCAAAATAGTACTTTACTCTGTTGTCTGACTCGGCTATGCTAACCGCTACCAACTAGGAGGACATTATGAGCCACGTGGCTACGATCGAGATTGAACTAAAGGATCTTGAGGCCCTGCGCGCCGCGTGCGTCGAGCTGGGCCTTGTGTTCAATGAGAACAAATCCACCTACCGTTGCTGGGGCACGGGAAAAGATCTGTATCGACTCGAATCCTATCAACGCTCCAGCGGTAAGCGCCTCATGCCTGAGGGGTGGGAGTTGGAGGAGATGGGCCAGTGTGAGCATGCCATTAGCGTCAAGGGCGCCCACGTTAGCGAATACGAGATCGGCGTGGCGCGGCGACGCGACGGCAAGCCGGGTTATCAACTGCTCTGCGACCTGTCCGGCGCCGACGAGCTGAAGAGGCTGGCAGGCGATAACCTGGAGAAATTCAGACAGGCGTATGCCGTTGAAGTGGCCGTGCGGGCGGCCAAACGGGCGGGCTTTCGCGTGGTGAAGAAAACCGTGCGGACGGATGGCTCCGTAGCCATCGTGACGCAGCGATGATCGGCGCAACGGGCGTCCATATGGAGGGGCGCTGTCGTGCATGCGGCCATCGCACTGTGCAATTCAATCTCTGGGGCGTCACGTATCGCGCCTGCGGCGCGTGTGACGCCGTGATACCTATTCGCTATCACCAACAGGAGGAGCCATGCCGGACACAGTTACCATCATCGTGAATCCTGACGGTAGTACGACCGTCGGTGTTGAGTGCGTCAAGGGAACGGCCTGCAAGGACGCCACGAAGGAGATCGAGCGGGCGCTGGGCAGGACCGTCAAAGACGAACCCACGAGAGAAATGAGGGAAGGCCATGTCAACCATCGTCGTTGAACCTAACGGGACGATCAAGCTAATCTACTGCGACGACCTACGTGGTCTCCTGCAAGATGGGCGAGTGGAGATCAAGCGGGTCAGCCACGTTGAACCGACTGCCGATGGACGGTGGACGGCGGATCTTTCGCCGATCAACGGGCCGGTGCTCGGGCCGTACGAGATGAGACAAGCAGCCCTCGATGCAGAGGTCGAGTGGCTAAACCAGCACGTGCTGTAACCCAACAAAGGAGAATCATCATGCCAAACATTATGCCCACACAGAGAATTCAAAACGACTCAGTCATGTTGTATCTGTCGATGGGGCGCCTGCGCACTAGGCGCAAGATCGCCGGAAGCAAGATCACGAAGAAGGGTCAGGAGGAGAACGGCTCCCTGGTGGAGACGGAGATCGATCCGCAGTTGCTCCATGTGTCGAAGGACATTCTGGAATCGCCAGAACTCAAGGCAATCGCCGAGCACGACACCGCCATTAAAACGTGGGTGCGGGCGCGGTGCCTCCCGTCGCCGTTCAAGGGCAAGGGTATCTTGATCCTGCCCGTTAGGCTAATCCAGGAAGTGGCCGAAGAGGTTGAAGCCTCACGGCGCGACCGTGGGCCGTTGATCGATCGGTTCATCGAGATGTACGCACAGCGCAAGCAGGAGGCGCAGATCAAGCTCGGCGCGGGCTATGACGAGAATGATTACCCGTCAATAGACTTGGTGCGGGAGGCATTCACGTTCGAGTTTCAGATGTGGGAACTCTCGGCGCCGGGACAGTTGCAGGCCATCAACCGTGAGCTGTATCAACGCGAACTGACCAAGCTGCAGAACATGTGGGGCGAGGCTAGCCACCAAGTCACCACGGTGCTCTTGCAGGAGTTCCGCAAGCTCACGGCGCACGTTGCCGAGAAACTTCAGCCAGGTGAGAACGGCAAGCCCAAAGTGTTTCGCGACACGACGGTGACGAACCTGACCACCTGGCTAGAGCTGTTCAAGTCACGCAACCTAACCGATGATCAGACGCTGGTGGAAACGGTCGAACGCGCACGGCAGCTGATCACCGGCATTCATCCTGACACTATTCGCGATAGCGATACGCTGCGGGCTGAGCTGGCCACCGACTTTGCGAACATCACCAGCACGCTCGATGCCGCATTGATCGATCGCCCACTGCGTGCAATTGACCTGACGGAGGAGTAGAGTTATGGCGAAGAACTCACGCTGGCGCATGCCAGACAAGTGCGATACCTGCCCGTTCCATGAGACTGGGCCAGGACGTCAGCTGCGCGACAGTCTGGCGCCTGGCCGATTTGCCGAAATCAAGCGTGCGCTGCTTAACGAAGAGATCTTCTTCTGCCATAAGCACGCACGGTACACCGATGAAGAACATGCGGGCGGCTACTACTGCAAGCGGACGCCTGGCGATCGCGTCTGTGCGGGCGCAATCGAGTTTCAGGAGCGGCACGACTGCGTACCGCAAGCGGTGCAGGTCTACTCACGGCTGGACAAGATGCGTAAGGCGTAAACACAACGGGCGCCGACTCGGGAGAGTACAGGCGCCCGTTGAACCCAACTGAGAGGATCAAAAAATAACTATATAGCTTTAGGGAGGGAAAGTAAAGTGACCAACAACATCTATATTGTACGCGCCACATTTGAGCGGGGGGAGATTGTGCGTCGCATGGAATCCTGGAAGGGCCGTGCGCGCAACATGCGTCTGGCGATTCGGTTAGCCAGTCAGAGCATCATGCGCCGTCGCCATGTCAAGCGGTATCGGCACCAGCGCGTGACGTTCACGATCGAGAAGGCGGTGTAAGAATTCGCTTTACTTTATTATGAGCCTCTAGTAAGGTACCGAAACCCGACGTTAATAGAGGAGGATCTATGTATAAACTGCTTCCGTATTTCTGCAAAAGCCTGCTGTTTCTGTCGCGCCTGATGGAGCAGGCGAGCTACTGGTTAACGCTGAAAGCCGTTCGTCTGGAGATTTATGCGCGCAAGCGGCTCAATGGGCAGTTCGTTTCGGCGCATTCTAAACCCAACAACAAGAGAGGGTCTCTATGAGCACACCTCCCGGCACAATCAAGCGCTCCAAAGGGATCGGCGGCTCCGACGTGGCCGCCCTCTGCGGGCTCAGTAAGTATAAAACCGCCTACCAGCTCTATCTGGAAAAGCGCGGCGAGATTGTCGGTGATGATCAGGATTCGGAAATCCTGCGCTTCGGCAGGCGACTGGAGAAGCCCATCGCCGACGAGTTTGCTTTTCGCACAGGTCGCAAGATCTGGCGCCAGCGGCGCACGCTGCGCCATTCTGAGCACAAGTTTCTACTCGCCAATATCGACCGCTGGCAAGAGCGCGATGGGATTCGGGGCGTGTACGAAGGCAAGAACGCCAACTGGCTGCAGCGCAAGCTGTGGCTGGAGGGTGGCGTCCCGGAGGCCTATTATTTACAGCTCCAACACTACCTCTTGGTAACGGGTTGCACGTTCGGGACGTTCGGTGTCCTGTTTGGTGGGAACGAGTTTCACGCCTTTGATGTCGAGCGGGACGAGACAACGATCGCGATGCTCCTCCCGTTAGAAATCGATTTCTGGGAGCGCGTTCGGACTGGCAATCCACCGGACTTTGCCTTCGGTGAGGCCGGGGCCAAGCTGATCAAGCGCATGCACCAACAGGCGACGCCGAGCAAAGCACATCTCTTTGCGGGTGCTGAGGCTGAGGCGAAGATCCGGCGCTATCTTCGGCTCTGCGACCAAGAAGCGGAGATTGGTACACGCATCACTGATCTGGAAACCTGGATCAAGTTGCAGATGGCCGACGCGGAAACGGCACTATTGCCTGGCGTGGCGAAGTTCACCTGGAAGAATGGCGCGCGGAAGTCCGTGGACCTCGATCGGTTGAAGCGCGAGTATCCGGCCATTGCCACGGCACTGACCAGGGACACGCCGACGCGCACATTCAGATCGACGGCATTAACGGATAATCTCGGCGAAGCTGCGCCGGAAGATCGTCTTGACGAAATGATCATCACCGCAGGCGTGCGACAGATTGAACTGGAGTAAACAGTACGCAATCATCAACCAACCAAGGAGGATCTATCATGGCAGACGCACAAGCAGCAACAGCAGTCACGGCGCCACAGAAACCGTCCGGGCTTGAGGCGATCAATACACAGGCGGGCGGCTTTATGCCGTCGTTCAAGAACTTCGACGAGGTCTGGCGTTGGTGCGATATGGTATCGCGCTCAAACATCGTCCCGAAGGGCTATAAAGGTCAACCCGCCGACATTATGGTGGCGGTGCAGTTTGGCGCGGAGATCGGCCTTAAGTGGCTTCAGAGTTTGCAGTCCATCGCTGTGGTCAATGGGACGCCGAGCATCTACGGTGATGCGGGGCTAGCCCTCGTTCGCAGCTCTGGTCTACTGGAGGAGTTCGACGAATGGATGGAAGTGGACGGGGTACGGCAAGACAAGGCCGTAGACGTATTCGCCGCCGAAAAGGCTGGAAAGGAAATCATCGCCTACTGCCGCTCGAAGCGACGGGGTATGGCTGCCAGAACGACATTCTTTGGTGTGGGTGATGCCAAGAGCATGAAGCTCTGGCTCAAGAAGGGCTATAACAACTTCGAGACGCCGTGGTGCACATCACCAGGGCGCATGCTCATGTGGCGAGCCAGGGGGTGGAATCTTCGGGATAACTTCGGTGATGTGCTAAAGGGTCTCCCGCTGTACGAAGAGGCACAAGATCTTGACGCACACCAGCCCCCGACCGTCACGGAGATCATCGCCGAGAAGTCCCAGCCTGAGACTAAGGGAAAACAGGTCGCCACTGCGTTGCAACAGGTCGCAGGTGAGCGATCAGTACCGACAGCGCAGATTCCTACGGAGCAACCAACAACAGACACCAACGAGAGTGTAGCGCCTATAGAAGATACCACACAAGAGCCGCCCGCCTCACAACAGACCGAACCACAGCCGGAGCAGCGGGTAGAGACTGATCGCGCCATGCTGGCCACGGCGATCAGTGGGGCTGAGGCGAAACTGAAAAGCACGCAGGCTGGAGTAAGAGAGTTTGGGAAACTTCTTGGCGCCATGAAGGTGCGGCTCTCCGGCCAACAGAAGCCGATCGACGTGCTTCCGCAGGAGCAGTGGGAGTTCTACTTGGATAAGTTGGAAGCGGCGATCAAGTTGACTGGCGGAAAGTAGTTTACTTTTCCAATGGGCTATAGTATAAGGCGTCTTATCTGGAGATTGATCTATGAAAACTCGCGCTTCTGTGACAGCGCAAGCGTATACTAATTGTCCGTCGGGGTCACAGCCGACGCGCAGTGAAAGGCGATCCATTTGGCACGTAAGTGCTCAGGTGGGTCGCCTTTTTACTAGGAGAGTTTAATGAAAGTAGCGCGTGAATTAGGTATAGCCATCGACGCTAAAAAATTTCTACGATGGTCGAGGCGAAGACCGCTAAAAGATGTCGGCATAGAAATACTCGTCATGTGTGATGCACTGAAAAGAAAAGACAAATCGTTGCTAAAGCAACGGTATCCGTTCATTACACACTTTATTTCTCGGCCATCTCGATAGACATGCCAATCCCCAAACGATATTTCCACTGCTCACAGGAAATTATCGCCGACCCTGAAGTCTGGGAATTTACCTCTGAGTTTGGTGATCGAGCCCTAAGAACATGGCTGCAAATTCTGATCTATTTAGAGCGATCCGACAACCAGTGGAGACTGGCTGGAGAATGGTTGGCGGTTCTGTCGCGAACTACTCGTCAATCAGTGGCGAACTGTTCGCGACAGATTCGCTGGCTAGTCGCGAAGGAGTGGCTACTGGTTGGCGAATCAGCGCCGGATGGTTCGCCACTGGTTCTAAACGGACGTAACTGGTTGAAGTATAACAAAACACGGGGGCGTAAAAATAATCTATTGACGCCCGACCAGGGCGCCGATGAACACCCCCTCCGTACCGTACCGTACCATACCGTACCTATAAAGAATAAGAATAAGACTTCTCCAGCGCCCCAAATGACGGCGCTGGCACCGACCGAAAATAATGACCCCATACCCACTTTGCAGTACGATACTGAGTTTGAACAATTCTGGACTACGTACCCACGAAAGTCTGGTGGAAAGAAGTTCGCACATAAGGCATGGATGAAGGCGAAAGATCGCCCACCAATCGAGCAGATTCTGGCAGTGATTGAAAAATTAAAACAGTCTGAGCAGTGGATAAGGGACAATGGGCAGTATATCCCGCATCCATCAACATGGTTAAACCAAGGTCGCTGGACCGATGAGCCACAATCACCTCCCGCACCTAAGAAGCGGATTATCTACACATGAAAACCTGGTCGGACTTTAAAATCGAACTTCCCCTCACCGGCGGCACCGAGCGCTTCACCACCTGTCCGGAGTGCTCCCCGACACGCAAGAAGAAGAACGCGAAGTGCCTTAGTGTAAACGTCGAGAAGGAAATCTGGATCTGTCATCACTGTGGGTGGAAAGGGACACTGAGAGACGGTGTGCGCGATAAGCCGCGTGTCGATCGTTGGAAGCCACAGGAGTATGCGCGTCCCACCTACGTCGCCATTCCCAATCAACAGGCGATCGCTTTCTGTGGTGAGCGTGGCATCTCACCGGAGGTGGTGGCGCGCTACCGCATCTCAACCGGCATGGAGTGGATGCCGCAACTGGAAGAGCGGGTGCCGGTGTTGCAGTTTCCGTATCTGCGCAACGGACAGGTCATCAACATCAAGTCGCGCGCGTTCACACAGAAAGCCTTTCGACAAGTAGCCGACGCCGAGAAGATTCTGTACGGCCTCGACGACATCACCGGGCAGACGGAAATCGTGTTTGTGGAGGGAGAATTCGACAAGCTCGCCTTCGCGCAGGTCGGTATTGCGCACGTTGTATCGGTGCCGGACGGCGCACCAGCAGAGAATGCCAAGCCCAGCGCCAAGAAGTTCGAGTATCTGGAGAACTGCGCCGAGTACGTCGGCGACCACGTGACGAAGATTATTCTTGCGACCGACAACGATGGACCTGGTAAAGCGCTTGAAAGTGAACTCATGCGCCGTCTCGGGCCGGAACGCTGCTGGCGTGTCATCTGGCCTGACGGCATTAAGGATGCCAACCAACTGCTGCTGGAACGCGGGGCTGAGGCCTTGCATCACCTGCTTCTTACCGCCCAACCATCGCCGATTGAGCATGTGCTTACGATCAATGATCTATCCGATGCCGTCCTCACCTACTGGCGCGACGGTCGTCAACGTGGACTTTCAACCGGCTATGAGACGCTGGACGAACTCTTCACCATCTCGCCGGGGCAGTTCACGATGGTGACGGGAATTCCCAGTCATGGAAAATCGGAGTTTCTTGATCAGCTCATGGTTAACCTCATCGCACAGCACGGCTGTGTGTTTGCCGTCTACTCGCCAGAGAATCAGCCGATCGCGCATCATCTGGCTAAGCTCGCCGAGAAGATCGAGGGATTGCCGTTTTTCGATGGGCCACACCCACGCATGACGCAGTTACAGACCGTCCATGCGATGGAGTTTTTGTATCCGCACCTGTACATGATCGACTCGCCGTCGCCACTGACGGTCGATGAGCTGCTACAGAAGGCCGAAGCACTAGTCTTACAAAAAGGCATCACGCACTTGATCGTTGATCCGTGGAACGAAATCGACCACTCTGGCTATCGTGGCCTCACGGAGACGGAATACATCTCGCAAGCCATCAGCCAGCTGAAGCGATTTGGACGCACACGTGGGGTGCATGTGTTCGTGGTGGCACATCCCACAAAACTCTCACGCATGGATAACGGCCAGTATCCCGTGCCGACGCCGTACGACGTGGCGGGCTCGGCGCACTGGCGCAACAAGAGCGACAACTGCCTCACGGTCTGGCGCAATACGCAGGAGGATATTCACTACTCGGAGGTGCATGTCACCAAGGTGCGCTGGAAACAGAACGGGCACATCGGCACGTGTGCGTTTCAGTGGGACCCGATCTGCGGACGCTATGCACCAACGGCGACGCGGGAGGTGCGGTGATGACGCAGAGCTTCTTCATTGACACGGTGCTGCCAGGCGCAAACGATGTGCTGCGCATTCATCCGCAGGTCTACAGTCGCATGAAGCGTGACTATGGCATGCTGGTGCGCGTGGCGATTCGACGCGCGAAGCTGCGCCCGATGGATTCCGCACACATCATCTTCCGGTGGTACGAGAAGGCCAAGACCGGACGCAATCAACGCGACCCAGACAACATCCGATTTGGCGCCAAGTTTGTTTTGGACTCGTTGGTAGCCGAAGGGGTCTTACTGGATGATTCGATCGACTACGTCGGCAGCCTGAGTGATGAATTCATGTACGCAATGGATCGGCCTGGCGTGTTTGTGGAGCTAACGGGCAGACCGCGCAAGAAGGAGCCGTCATGACGTGTGTGCGCTGTCAGGGGCTCATCGTCGATAACTACGGCGACGTGCATTGCCTAAATTGCGGCTATCGTGACACCATCGCAACGGCGGTAACGTGTCGCGTGGCGGGATGCACCAACATCCCCGTGAACGGAACCACCTGCGGAGCCTGCATTGCAAAGCGTACCACGCACTGGCGGTATCGAAACGGGCGGGGGAGATACACGAAATGAGAATTGGCATCACCGGAATTTCCGGCAGTCTCGGTACGGCATTGGTAGAACGATTTCAGCATGAGCACGTCATCGTGGGCATCACGCGCGACGAACTCAAGGCTGAGAAGATCATGGCGGGGCGCGAGAACGTGCGCTGCATGGTGGTGGCGGCGGGGCTGGATGATCTGACGGCGATGCGCAAGGCCTTTGACGGCTGCCAAGTGATTATTCACGCCGCAGCATTGAAGCGCATTTCGGGATCGGTCTACGCGACGGGTGAAGTGGTAAAGACCAACATCACGGGAACGCAGCACGTGTTGGAGGTGGCGCAGCGGATCGGCGCCCGGCGCGTCATCGTCGTCAGCAGCGATAAGGCCGTAGAGGCGACGAATCTCTACGGCGCCTCGAAGTTCTGCGCCGAGTGCCTAGCCGTGCAGGAGAATGCGTTCGCCTATCCGAAGGGCACCAGCATTCTCGTCGTGCGATACGGCAACGTGCTCGGCTCGCGCGGCTCGGTTGTGCATATCTGGCGCGATCAAGTCGCACACGGCACACGTCTAACCGTGACGGATCGCCGCATGACGCGCTTCATCGTTACACTGGATCAAGCAACCAAGCTCATCGATGACGCGATTCAGCCGTACTTTGAAGCGGGCGACATTATCGTTCCGCAGTTGCGGGCGGCGCGCATGGTCGATGTGGCGGATGCGATCAAGCGTGAAGCTCAGCGCCAAGAATTTCCCGTGGTCGATACCGGACTACGCCCTGGTGGGGAGAAGCTGCACGAGAGTTTGCTCTCACACGAGGAGCTGCATCGCACGTATCGGTCCGGCGAGTACTACGTTGTCAAGCCCAGTCATTCGACCTGGAAACACGCGCCAGACCGGAAAAACATTGCACTAGCTTTTCCGGATGGAACGGGTTATACTTCCGACGCAGTTGAACGGTTTACCGTGCCGGAGCTGATGAACATGTTACAGGCCGTTCCCAACAGGCCGCCTAACGACTAACCCACGGGAGGAAGAGGATCATGACGGATTCGTTCTTTCGCACAAACCCTTACATCATCGCAGAAATCGGTGCCTGTCACGATAGCAGTTTCTCGAAGGCGCTTACACTCATTCGTCAGTGCGCCGCCGCAGGCGCCGACGCCGTGAAGTTTCAATGCTACGAGGCCGCTCGTCTGGCCACGCGCCGTCACGCCGAGCAGCATTGCGCCATGTATGCGCGGTATCAGGTTCCGCACGAATGGCTCCGGGATCTCGCGCACCAGGCGCACAGCCTTGATATTGCGCTGGTGCTGTCCGTGTTCGATCAGTCAGATTTGGCAGCCGTTGGCAACTATGCCGATGCGCTGAAGATCTCCTCATTCGAGGCGGATGATCTTGTGCTCGTCGAAGCCTGCACGCGAACGGGTAAGCCTGTCGTAGTATCTACCGGCATGACCAGCGGTGAGGAACTCCGCACGCTGCGCACGGCTCTAAAGCTGATCGATAAACACATCAAGATTCTGCATTGCGTCAGTGCGTACCCGACCAGCATTGCCGATCTGCATCTGTCAACCATCCGCGAGTATCGCCTGGATGGCTTTTCTGATCATTCGCGCCATACGCTCACCGGCGCGTTGGCCGTCTCGCAAGGCGCCACGATTCTCGAAGTCCACGTGCGGGCGAACTCGACGCCGCCGGAGAATCCCGACTATCCGCACAGCCTTGACATCGCGCAGTTGTTCGAGTACGTGCGGCTGGTGATCTTGACCAAGAAGGCGATCGGTGAACCCAAGACGGAGAAGCTCGACTGCGAGGCGCCGTGCGCTGCCTTCAAAGTGCGCACAACAACCCAACACAAGGAGGATTAGTCATGCGCATACTGGCAATCATCGGACTCTGTATAATGCTCTTTGGCTGTGGCGGTCCCGTGCGCTTTGCGAAGGACGGTGCAGGTAATCCGGAATTACAGTATGATATCTACGAGTGTCGGCAACAGTGGGAGCGCAGCTCGCAGGGCATCGCGTTTCGCGCCGATCCGCTCAACAACATCTACTACGGCATCAATGCACGTTCTGAAATGCAGGAGTGCTTACAGCATAAGGGCTGGCAGCCGATTGAGGAGCAATGATGCCGACGCCCGCATTGCCCGCAATCTCGTTGCTGCCGGTGAATTTCACGAATCCGCAGCATGCCGAACGGTGGCACGAAATCCGGAATGACGATTCCGTGAGGGTTGTCTCGCGCACGCGCAAACGGATCAAGATCGAAGAGCATCGCGCCTGGTGGGCCGAGTCGGCTGTGTCACGCACGCGCCGCCTGTATTTCATCGTGACGCGGGTCAACAATGACGTGCATCCGATCGGCATTGCACGCCTAGATGATCGACGTTCATGGACCGAGGTTTCGTTAGCCGTGGAAGTCAGCTGGCGCAGACACGGTGTAGGAACAGCCGCACTGCGACTCTTGAAGGCCGAGGCGGAGAAATATCATCTCCCTCCGCTGGGCGCGGTAATTCAGGCCGCGAACGCCGCAAGTTTGCGACTGTTCATCACCAATGGCTACGTACTCAAGAAAAAGGGCTTCGTACAAGTAGCCTACCCAACACGGAGGAAATCATGAGCCTCAAGATCGCCGTCTTTGGTCTCGGCAGTATCGGCCTACGGCATGTTCATAACCTAATCGAGCTAGGCGTTTCACCGGACAGCATTCTCGGTGTCGATCCGCGTGTGGGCGAATCAGGGTTATCGTTTGCGCCGATTCAGGCGACAGATACCGCCGATCTGGCGTGGAGCTGGAAACCAGACGTGGCACTTATTTGCGCGCCGCCAGTTGCGCATGCGAGCTTAATATGCCGTGCGATGGAGGAGGGCGTGCATTGCTTCACGGAAAAGCCACTGTCGTTAGGGATAGCGGACACGCGGGTTATCATTCGCGAGCGTACCACGGGCATACGAAAAGCCTGCTTCATCGGATATCAGCTTCGCTGGCAGCTGGACGATATGTTGACACCGCCCGTGCGGTGCATCACCTGGGAGTGCTCGCAGGATATACGCCAGTGGCCGAGCACGTATCAGAAAGACGTGCTGCTGGAATTCTCGCACGAGATTGACGCAGCCGTATATATGTTTGGACCGGTCGAGAAGGTTTCGGCGCGCGAGTATGTGAACGGCTGGGAGATTTGGTTACGGCATCTTAACGGTCTAAGCGAGATTCTGCTTAACCCCTACGCGAAAGACTACGTGCGCGAGGCCACGTCGAATGGGGAAACACTGTGGGAGTTCTCGCGCGAAAAGAATGACCAGGCCTATAAGCAAGAGCTAGACGCCTTCCTGCATCATGTCGAAACGGGCGAACCGGCAGACGATCGACTCTGCACGTTGGCGCAAGCGACACATGTCATGCAGATCGTGGAGGCCTGCAAGGAATCGGCTATGTTGTGCAAGGTAGTGCGGCTATGAAAAACTATCAGAAGAGCCAAGCGATATTACAGCGCCTGCGTTGCGTGACGCCTGGCGGGGCGCAAACACTTTCGAAGCGGGCGGAGCGATTTCCTGAAGGGGCATTTCCCGTTGCACTCCAGTCGGGAACTAGTCAGTTTGTAACCGATGTGGACAATAACACCTATCTCGACATGGTCTGCGGACTAGCCTCGATGACATTGGGCTATCCATCGAATGAATTTGCGCCATTCATTGATCAATGCAATGACGGATGGCCAGCTGATAAAGTTTCAATGTCAGTGATCGAGCAAATAGCAATTGGTTACGCCTTCTCGCTTGCGACGGAACTCGAAGCCGAAGTCGCCGAGAAGATCTGCACAATGATCCCATGCGCCGAGATGGTGCGATTCGTCAAGAGCGGGAGTGAGGCGACCGAGGCGGCGATTCGTGTGGCGAGGAAGGCAACGGGGAGAGATGCGATCCTCACCGTCGGGGCCGGGTATCATTCGTGGCACTCCTGGTTTCAGGCCGTTAAGCCTGAACATCCTGGCGTGCCGAGAGAATATGAGCAACTGATTCGATCGTTTGTTTATAACGATCTGGACTCATTAAGCATGGCGTTCGATAAGTTTATCGCGATCGATAAGCCAGAGGTCGCCGCCGTGATTTTAGAGCCGTGCCATTATGAAGCACCGCAGCCTGGATTCCTTGAAGGCGTAAAGAGGCTGTGTCACAAGTATGGCGCGCTGCTGATCTTCGATGAGATGGTGACGGGCTTTCGCTGGGCAAACGGCGGGGCGCAAGAATACTGCAACGTGATTCCAGACCTGGCGACATTTGGGAAGGCCTGTGCGAACGGCTACCCACTGGCCTTTTTATGTGGACGCCGTGACATTATGCGGCATGCCGACGTCGTTAGCGGGACGTTCGGTGGGGATTGCATCGGCTTGGCCGCGTGCAACGCCGTACTTGATATTTACAAAGAGCGTCCAATCGTACAAACACTCTGGCAGCGCGGCGAGCAGTTTCAAAACGGCATACGTAGAGTGATTGACAATACCCTGCTCGACGGGTTGGCAGTCTGCGACGGCTACCCAGTCAAGCCGCGTATTCGATTCATGGTGCAAGATCAACAGATAGCCATACTTGCCATGTCACTGTTTGTGCAGGAGTTAGCCGAGTGGGGCGTGCTCTGGCATCCGGCGGGCGGGAATATCTCGGCGGCTATGACAACGGGTGATATTGATATGGCGATCGATGTGTGCGAGAGGGCCTTTATCGTTGTGAAGCACGCCATGGAAACAGGCGACTGGTCCGCATTGTACGGAAAGCCGATCCAGCCATTGCAGTTTGTGCGAGGTGGCGCATGACGCATCTGTTGCTAAATATATTGCAGACTATCAATGTCAACATACAGAGAGCTACTCTACCGATAGAGATCGTATCACGTCAGATTGCGGGAAAGCAGGCGTGGGACGCATTTGTAGATAGCCACCCTGTCGGGACGTTCTGGGCTCGCTCAACCTGGCTGGACTATTGTTTGGCATATCGTCAAGGGATCGACTGCTCCATTGCAGCGCGGGATCGCAATGATGGAAAGATTCTGGCTATCTTTCCCCTCATGATTGAGGGGCGGGAATTTGCATGCGGTGGCAATCCGCTTACACCTGGTATTCTCGCGACGCAGAATCAGTCTCACGCACAGCTACTCTCGACCTTGGCGGCCTTAATGATTGAAACGATTGCCTTGACGTGCGGCGTTGCATCGGGGGATATGATGATGCCGTTTCGTCCGGCCTGTGATGATCGTGCCATAGATAATGAACCGCAAGATGACGATCGTCATCTTGCAAAGGATTTCACGACGCGCATTGTAGATCTGAGCCTCTCAGAAGACGTGCGCTGGAAAGACGTGCGCAAGAGCTACAAGCAGTTGATTCGTCAAGGCGGAATGCACCTGCGGAAAGAGTGGTTTTCATCGCCATACGAATACATGCAGATCTATCGCGATCTACATCGCGCCAAGTATGGATACGTGCGCACGGAAGATACCTATCGGCTACAGTCTTGCTTGGTCGACGAGGGTATCGCTAGACCGTTTATTTATGTCGATGACGCCGACCAACGCGTGGCCGCCGTGCTCTGGTATATCTACAAAGATGTCGCCTACTACGCCAGTGGGGTATTCATGGAGGGGAATCTGGCGCACTATGCCGTGTGGGATTCCATGAATGAACTCGACAAGTCTCGTGTACAGTATGCTGAGCTTGGCTGGAGCGGGCGGGCGATCGACGAGAAAGGCCGGAATATCGAATTCTTTAAGCGTGGATTCGGCGGATATGATGTGCCGGTAAAGTGCATCACGCGCATATTCTCAACCCATCAGACCGGAGGGGCGGCGTGATTACGGCAATCATTCAGGCGCGCATGGGGAGCACGCGCCTACCAGGCAAGGTTATGCGCCTGGCGGCGGGTAAGCCGCTGCTCCAGCATGTTGTTGAGCGGGTGCATGCCTGTCAAGGCGTCTCGCAGGTCATCGTGGCCACGACGGACTTTGCCGAAGACCTGGAGATTGTGAACTGGTGCTGTGCGCACGATGTCACCTGTTACCCATGGAATTGCAAACTGTCGAACGGTAAGAACGATGTGCTGGGACGGTTTTACTATGCCTCACAGTTCGCGAACAATAACATCATTATGCGCGTGACGGCGGACTGTCCGCTCTGGTGCCCGCTGCTGGGGTGGGAAGTTATTGAGGCCTACTGCACGGGAAAACACGAGAAGGGTTATTTCAACGGGCTGATCGCCTCAAACGTGCGTCCCGATGTGGACGGATTTGATACGGAGGTCTTTGATCGCTCGGCACTGATCGATGCGCAGAGGCTGGCAGTGGAGAATTACGATCGCGAGCACGTGACGCCGTGGCTTTATCGGAACAAGCTGCGCATAGACGTGAGTCATACCAACAAAGTCGGCGGTGCGAAGCTCTCTGTAGACACAGATGAGGATTTTCAGCGCGTGCGATGGATCTTGGAGCGCGTAGAGAATTATAGTTGGCGGGAGACGATGCGCATCTATGGAGATGTCCTATGAACTTTCAAGACTTTCAAGATGGATACTTATTTCCAGAGCTTGAGATCAGTGAGCAACGAGAAAAAGTTGTGCAACCTGAGCATGATTACGAGACATCTACATTACTCGATCAAGTTGTTTCTAATGAGATTGATCATCAACCCATCACCATCATTGCGGACCGTCTGAATGAAGATCAGCTCGCGTTTATCGATGCTGATGAGTGGTGGAAAATCGAATGGCAAGATATGCCAGAGTTTATACAGCAAGATGCAATGCCGCATAAATCGCTCATCGTACATTTTCGCGTGCAGGATGATGTTGATAGCTTTATGAAGTTGATTGAACAACGCATCACTACTTTAACAAAGTCAATCTGGTTTCCGGAAAAGAAGCGACGAGAATCTCGCTATTATGCATATGTCGATGAAGAGTAAGGAACGATTATGAACCCACGATATCCAGTATATATTATTTCCAAAGGTCGATGGGAGTCACGTCTTACGTCGAAAGCACTTGAGCGCATGGGTGTACCCTATTTAATCGTGATTGAGCCTCAGGAGTATGATCAATATGCCGCGGTAATTGATCAGAAAAAAATTCTCGTGCTGCCGTTTAGCAATTTAGGACAAGGCTCGATTCCGGCACGTAACTGGGTTTGGGATCACGCAACTGCGACAGGTGCGCATCGTCATTGGATTCTTGATGACAATATACGTTATTTTATGAGACTAAATCATAGTACACGTGATTATGTGCTTACGGGCTCAACATTTCTCGCGATTGAGGACTTCGTTGATCGCTATGAGAATGTCGCCATTGCTGGAATGCAGTATAAAATGTTTGCGCAAGACGGTGTAAAATGGCCGTCATTCGTGCTAAATACACGCATCTATTCTTGCATTTTACTTCGCAATGATATTGATTATCGCTGGCGCGGACGTTATAATGAAGATACGGATTTATCAATTCGCGTTTTAAAAGACGGCTGGTGTACGATACTTTTTTATGCATTTTTAGCCGACAAGATTGCCACAATGACAATGAAAGGAGGTAATACGGAGGCTCTCTACCAAGATGATGGGCGATTGAAGATGGCGCAGTCTCTTGTCGATCAGCATCCAGACATCACAAAGATCGTGTGGAAATGGGGACGTTGGCAGCACCAAGTTAATTATAGCGGTTTTAAGTCGAACAAGCTGCGCAGAAAGTCAGGTATTGAGATCAAGCAGGGCATCAATAATTACAACATGGTGTTGCGTAAGCTCTCACAAGAATTACAATGCGAGATCGAGCAAGATGAGCAGCAATATATTAGTATCGCAAATGAATCTAATAAGGGGAATGAGCAATGCGACGAGATAGAAAACGCCCGATGAAGTGGGTTGAAGAGTTGGCCGTCAGCTCTGCGGGTTGCGAGATCGAGCTACGTGCAGCGATGGAGAAGCATGGCTTGAAGGCGGGCACGATTGACGATCAGATCAAGCGATGTAAGCAATTCAAGCTTGTACCCGATAGTACCCAAGAGCAATCATCGAAGCAAGGCGCATCGATTAAAAACACACGCATTGTCGCTGCTGCCTCTAAAAAGTTCAGCAAGTTCAAGCCGGCGCCAAAATCAGCAATTACATGATAATTTATGGGAGCATTCATTCTTATTGGTCAGGCACCTGCGGCGCGTAAAGGATGGCATGATGCGCCTCTTTCGGAAGGTGTCGGGCGTCGCATTAGCGCACTGTTTGGCTGTGAGCATAACGAGTACTTGCGCTACACGCAGCGATTAAACGTGTTCGAGTACTGGCCTGGTCATTCTAAGAAGGGCGACAAATTTCCAATTGTTATCGCACGGATGAATGCCTGTCGCATCAGATTTTCACTTGGAAATTGCGCGGTGCTATTTGTTGGCGTGGGTACAGCGAAGGCGTTTGGCATAACCGAAAAGATCATGATGTGGCGCAACTATGCAACGGGACGTATCAATGGTGAGCAATTTCAAGGCGCGATACTACCACATCCCAGTGGCGTGAATCGCTGGTGGAATAGCAAAGTCAACCGCGCAAAGGCGCAGCGATTCATGCATCGTGCGTGGAAGCACATCGTTATGCAAAGATCAACTCAACGGAGAAGTAAATGAGAATTCTCGTTACCGGCGGCGCAGGATTTATTGGACGACATCTATGTGAGGCGTTACTCAAATTAGATCATTACGTTGACGCACTCGACTCACTCGTGACGAGTCACATTGAGAATATTACACCATTGCAACGATACGGCGAGCAATTCAAGTTTTTTCATCGTGATGTATGTGCGTCAAGTCTTCCCTTTCAAGACTACGATGCAATTGTACATCTTGCATCACCAGCAAGTCCGATACGATATCTGGCGCACCCACTTACTACTATGTTAGCGAATAGTATTGGTACATATCGCGTGCTCGATTATGCACAACGTCATCGCTGTATTGCATTGATTGCCAGCACGTCAGAGGTCTACGGAGATCCCGATCGGTCACCGCAGGCAGAATCCTATATTGGTCGTATCAATACACTGAGCCCGCGCAGTATATATAATGAATCAAAACGATTTGCTGAATCACTCGCGATGCTTTATCATCGTGAGTATGGAGTTGATGTGCGCATCGTGCGCATTTTTAACACCTACGGACCAGGCATGCAGATTGACGATGGACGCATCGTGCCATCATTTATAAAATGCATACGCAATAAAAAGCCGTTTACAATTTTTGGTGATGGCTTGCAAACTCGCAGCTTATGCTATATTGATGATCTTGTTATAGGATTGATTGCGATGCTTACAGCAAAGAAAGAATTTGTGTCTGGAGAAGTTGTAAATTTAGGCATGCCGCGCGAGCATACTGTGCTTGAGATTGCGCAGCACATCGCGTGCATCATGAACATCGAGCCTACATATGAGTATCATCAGCTTCCTCAGGACGACCCACTTCAACGATGTCCAGACATCGCCAAGGCGCGCACACTGCTTGGATGGGAGCCTTTAATTATGCTCGAAGAGGGCTTACTACGAACACTCACGACGGAAGAATGACGCGATGGCAAATCAATACGATATATTTAGCGGTGCACCGCCGAAGTCACATCACGCAACACGAGTCAACGCCGATGCATATATCGTGAAGAGTGTTGCACTGGCATTACAGGAATCTGGAGCTAATGGTCTTACAGCCGAAGAGGCTAGTATTGTTTGTCGTATCGATCGTCAACAGGCACAGTCCGCACTCTCTGAAATTCGCATGTTTGGTCAAGCACGCAAGCTTGAGATGAAGCGTACGTCAAGCAGTGGTGCATTATGCTCGATTTATATATGGACTGAAAAGCGTATATAATCAATGCCTAGATCAAGACGCGAGAATGCTGTAACACTCACGTGTTCCATCGAAGGGCCAACGGCCTTCAAGATGGACGGGGATGGAGCGGGACAGATCAAATTAACCGTGCCACCGTCGGAATTAGATGCTATGAAGCAGTTGATGTCCGAGTATCGCGAGCGGGAATTGATCGTGGTCTTCACGAAGCGTCGGCTATGAGCGAGCAGCACGAAAACGGATCGGGCGAATCCAGGCCGTTACGTCGCGATGTGGCGACGCGGTTCAAGCCTGGTAATCGCTTCGCTGTGGGGAAAGGCAGGCCGCTTGGCAGTCCAAACAAGAGCACAATCATCATTCGCGACTTCTCGCGCAAACTCTTCGGCGGGCTGTTTAAAGATCCGAAATATCTCGCAGCGCTGCGCGATAGGATTCTGCGCGGCAAAGAGCATCCAGCCATCGTGGCGCTCTTGCTCGGCTACGGCTATGGGAAACCGCCTGATAAGCTGATCATCGATGATGAGCGGACAGATGGAGGGGGAACGGAGCGACGCGATGAACTCATCGAACGACTCTGCGATCGGTTTGCCAAACTCGCGACTGAAAAAAAAGATCCGCCAGGATCTCAGCCGATTGTCGTCAACGGATCTGGAGACGTTGTTGTGGAGCTGGAAACTCTGGGCCAGGCCGAACCAACTGCTTCCTCCGGGACTGTGGACGGTGTGGGCGGTGATTGCGGGGCGCGGGTACGGAAAGACAAGAACGGGGGCTGAAGCCATTCGTGAGTGGGTGACACAGGGCTATCGTCGCCTAGCACTTGTGGCCGCCACGCCCGCCGATGCGCGGGACGTTATGATCAACGGGGAATCCGGCATCGTAAACATCTATCCTGAACGTGAACGCCCTAAATATCAGCCGTCACTTCGACGTGTTGTCTGGGAGAACGGCGCGGTCGCCACGATCTACTCTGCCCACAAGCATGAAGATAAGTCAGGGCTGCGCGGACCGCAGCATGAAAAAGCCTGGGGTGATGAACCGGCGAAGTGGCAGTATCCCGGCAATTACGATCAGCTGATGTTTGGGCTGCGCTTGGGAGAAAATCCGCAGGCTGTCCTGACGGGCACGCCGAGGCCAATCAAGATTATCAAAGATCTCGTGAAAGAGAGTCGGCAGCCCAACAGCCCAACGGTCATCACCTACGGCTCGACCTATGAGAACCGTGAGAACCTGGCGGCGTCATGGTTTTCGCGCATCATCAACAAGTATGAAGGCACACGACTTGGCAGGCAGGAGTTAGAGGCGGCGCTCTTAAGTGAAGTGCAAGGGGCGCTCTGGACGATTGAGATGATTCAGCGATCTTACAGTGACGAGCACGCGCAAGACGATGACGGAAATATCAATAGCGAGCTTCAAAAATCCATGGAGCGCATCGTGGTGGCTGTGGATCCCAGCGTAGGCGACGGCACGATTCCGGATATCACGACCGAGCAGAACGCCGAGACGGGCATCATGGTCTGCGGACGTCGCACGAATCGCGGGCATTTGCTGGATGATCGCTCCGTGTATGGGCACCCCACGGCCTGGGCGCAAGCCGCCGTGGACGCCTATCGTGAGTGGGGTGCCGACTACATCGTAGCCGAGAAGAACAATGGCGGTGAACTCGTGCGCTTGACGATTCAGTCCGTGCCCGGCGCGAGAAACATTCCTGTGAAACTGGTATCGGCATCGCGCGGAAAGTACACCCGTGCCGAGCCCATCGCCTTACTTCATGAACGGCGATTGATCGACCATCATGGCGTGTTTGCGCAGCTGGAGGATCAGCTCACGACGTTTATTCCTGGGGCAAAGTCGCCCGATCGCTTGGACGCCTACGTCTGGGGCTTTACGGAGCTGCTGACCGATGTGATTCAGTTCGGTGCTTCCGTGGCCGGAGAGGTCGATCTTATTGTGCCTGCGCCCGAGCAGATCCCAAGCGGTCAATACATTGATTCTGGCCTCGTTGAGGAAATACGAAAAAATGGGCTTTACTTTCCGACCTAATCGGGCTATAGTATCAACACCCAACACGCTATGAGGGTCACATGCGGTCCTCCTCCTCGATAGTTATTGATTCACACAAAAACAATATAGTGCGGCGCGGGCCGAAGTTTGAGATTACGCTCGATATGGCCGTGGAGAATCTGCGCACCGTGGCGCAACGGATCAACGTGACGCGCCTGTCACGGCGGCTCTATGATCAGCATGGATCGTTTTGCGCGCGCACGCTTCAGCGCAAGTGGGGATGGCGCTATCTGTGCGAGCAGGCTGGGTTGCAATCGGATATAGCTGGCCGAGAATGCAGCGCAAAACAACTGTGCATCGAGTGTAATCATCGCGCAAGACAGCAATATCGGTATCACTGTCGCACGTGTCGGAGGCGATTTGAGCGATTGGAGCATTGGCGTGAGCAGAGCACGAGTGGCTAAGCGGAATTATGAGGGCCGTACTCACGAAGATTGAACGGGAGATCGTGCGGGAGTTTGCGGGCGGGTTGAGTGTGGCGAACTTGGTTGCACTGTACCGGCTGGACCGCCTCGACATCGAGTCGATTCTCCGCAAGGCGATGCTGGCGCAGAACCAGAAAGGGAGGCGATGATGCACCGGGCAGATGTTGTAGCAAAAATCATGGAGATCCTCAACACCGAGTGTGAGCGACCGGCTGACGACTCGTGAAATTAGGCAAAACCTTAGTTAAGGTCGGCACCACCCTGAAGCCGTTACCGAACCACGAGGCGCGGCAGGTGATGCTGGCGGTAAAAATGTTGGTGATGAAATGACATCCGACGACGAGGAACTAAAGGCGATTGAACGGATACGGGATAAATTACGCATGGCTGACCAGCACGGTTGGCACCGTGGATTTGTCGATCTTATCGACCTGCGCCTGCTGCTGGCCAGGGCGACGCGACCGCATGATTAGGAGAGAGCGATGATGGTCGGACAATGGCGCTGCCGCCAATGCGGGATGCTCAATGCCGCAATGGATTTACTGCATGCCCCGTCTCCGTTTCGGAGCGACGAGGAATTGATTGCGTGTGGTAGCTGTAAAAGCTGCGAGGGGTTTGACCTCTTGTGCGACGAGCCTGGCTGCACCGATATTGCTCATTGCGGCTGGCTGAGTCCGGCAGGGTATCGGCGCACCTGCGGAAAACATGGAGAGTGGGACCATGGGGAGTCTAACGCCAAGAGCCGATGACAGCCGCCTGATCCGTAAGTCCAAGGAGATCCTGACGCGCCAGCCGACGACGAAGCAGCGCAAGCGATCGGGGTTGATCGCGGTAGGGACCAAGCTGGCACAGAGTCGGCTGAAGAAGCTGATCCAAGAGGGGTGGTAGTGCTGCCGAGATGCTGGGCGAGCGGAACAGTTAGGAGGAGTAGCCGATGACGCTAATAGCCGATGAACGTATAATTCGCTTTGGTACCCTTCCACCATTGCCTAATGGGTGGCACGTGATTCAGTTAGATTCAGGTCACTACATAGCTACGAACGGATCAACAGAATCATGTATCACGGTCAACAAATTTCACGCAAGAAAATGGGCATTTCAGTTAGCGCATAACGAGGCGCCGGGAAGATAGTGATTAGCTGATACAAGAGGGGTGGTAGGCATGAGCGTTGTCTCAATCCCATTTCGTCCATCCTTTCGCGAGGACATGCTGGCCGACATCAAGACGTGCACGGCACGGTCGAAGCGCATGGCAGACGTGGGCGATCGCTTTTTCGTCTTTGGGGCCTGGTTTGAGGTTGATCGCGTCACGGAAGAATGCCTGGCCTACGTGGCAGAGTGTTGGCAGAGCGAGGGGTGCAAAAGTCGTGAGCATTTCATTGAGGTCTGGAACTCGATTCACCCACGGAAACCGTACCGCCCGGACACGATCGTGTATTTGCATCGGTTTCATAGGGTGAAGGAGGTAATTGATGGCACACTATGACGGCATGGATGAAGCGCACAGAGACGCCGCCTACCGTCAGCGCATAGCTGAGCTGGAGCAAGAGTTGGCGGCGGCAAAAGTTGTCCGGTGCCGATGGGACGAGGACGAGGATGGCAACTGGGATACTGGGTGCAATCAAAAACACATCTTTATCACCGGTACGCCAAGCCGAAACAGATTCGTATTTTGTCCGTACTGTCGTGGGCGAATAGACGAAAAGAAGGTCATGCGGGCGACAAGGGGGTGAGGGGTGACGCCACAGGAAGCACATGCCGAATTGATTGCCGTGCAAAGTCAGCGCATCTCAGATTTGGAAGCCCAACTCGCCGAGTGCTGTGAGGCGAGAAAGGAGGCAGAGATTCAGGCGGTAGAGATGGCCAGCATAATTGTTCGCATGGGAGAACAGAACCGTATCCGCCTGCGCTACATCCCGTCAGATATTGACTACCAAGTAGCCCAAGCCGTCATCGACCAGTACGCGAAGGAGGAGTAAGCCCATGATCGGCCTAAAATTGTGCCAAAACTGCAAGTGGTCAGCGCCAGAACGCGGCGCTGCATGGAGCAATCGGTGTTTCAATCCTGTCGTCAACGTGCGTGATCCCCATGCTCTGTCATGGAACGCGAGTGATGGTGATAGAAGAGGTACAGGAACAAGTTGCATTGAAGAGAGAAAGAAGCGCTGGCCTATAGGGGCGTGCGGCATGCGCGGCGCTCTCTATGAGGCGAAGGAGGAGCCATGATCGACAACCCGTGTTTGCGAGCAGCATGTCTGAGTGATGTCGTGGGTATTCTGAGACCAGAATACGTTACGGTACGCAGCACAGCGTGGCATCCAGGGCATGGCGTTGCATATCAATTCTCTGACTTGCAGCGGTTGTATGACGCCGAATGGGCCAAGCGTGGATTCACGAGGTCGCCATGAACAAAACGAACGCGACACAATTTTATAGCCAGGAGCAGGCGCTCCACGAATTAGACGCGCTGAAATTTGCGGTGTCTGCACTGGTGGAACTCCTGGGAAAGCCTGGGAGCTACGAACAGGAAGTGGGCAAGAATGCCGCGCGTGGAATTAAGGACAGAATTGACTATCTGCACGATTCCGTGCGGCTGTTGCTAGAGCGGAGTGTCCCATGACAAAACCAGATCGGTGCCGCGACAGGTTTGAACGCCTCGTATTGCAGGCGCTCCAGCGGATGGATCGACGCGATCCAAGAGAAGCTCCGCATTGCCTGTTCACGCCGGATGAGGTGGTGGCACTGCTTCGTCGTGAGCACGCGGCGGTCAAGCGGATGGTGGCGAAAGAACAATACCTGCACCTGGAAATTGATGATTACACACACGGTTACGTCGTAGCCTGTGACGACATCCTTGCCAAGCTCACGGCGAGAGAGAAATAAATCACGCCCGTCTCTTGAGGGGTTGATGGGTGGAATCTAACAAAATAAATAGGAGGGGCTATGACAAAAGGAAAGTGGGTCATTGCGCGTACGCGCTCGGCAGGCGTGTTTATGGGGCAGATCGTCTCTCGGAAGGGCATGGAGATTGTCCTCCGTGAGGCTCGGCGGCTGTGGTATTGGGATGGCGCAGCCTCGCTGTCGCAACTCTCGCAGGAAGGGGTCACGGCACCACAGAATTGTAAATTCCCCATGGCTGTCCCACGAGTGTTGCTGACAGAACTGATTGAGTGTCTACCGGTAAGCGCAACGGCGAAGAAATCTATTGACGGGGTGCCTGTATGGAAGCGATAGGCGCTGGCGATGGCCGTGGCTATGGCTATGGCGCTGGCGCTGGCGCTGGCGATGGCCGTGGCGATGGCGCTGGCTATGGCGCGGGCTATGGCGATGGCGCTGGCGCTGGCGGTGGCTATGGCGGTGGCGATGGCGCTGGCGCTGGCGGTGGCTATGGCGCTGGCGATGGCGATGGCTATGGCGCTGGCGATGGCGGTGGCGGTGGCTATGGCTAGCAGTCTATATCACGCCCGCCCCTTGAGGGGTGGGATCGCCAAAAGGAGATTCATGAAAGAGAAAGAGCTAAGAGAGTGCGCAACGTGTTCGATGTGTCACAAGAAGATAGGCCGGTGGGGCTTGCCTGTATTTTATCGACTCAAGATCGAACGGTTCGCCGTCGATCTACAGGCCGTTCGCAGGCAAGCCGGGCTGGAGGGGTTGTTAGACGGCCATGTCGGACTCGCGCAGGCGTTCAGCACAGAAGAAGAAATGGCGCGCAACCTGATGGAGCCGATGACAATCATCGTCTGTGAAGGATGTTCAATGGATACGTCTCCGTGTTGCGTTGCTATGTTGGCGGAAAAGGGAATACCCACGCCCGACGCTTGAGCGTTGGGATCGCCGGTTTGAGCGGGCTGGCGATGCGGACCCCGCCGGTGGGGCACGAGGCAGACGAGCCACTGGCGGGGAATGCCGAAGAGAAGGGAGGCCTGAGTGGAAACCGTAGATAACAAAGTGCAAGTGGGCGATTGGATCTGTTTCACGCAGCTCGGCAGTCCGACGTATGGACTCGTGCTGTACATAATTGATGACTGTACAGCAACAAGCCTGGGTCGAAAAATTGTCACGACGTGTGGGGACTGTTATGAATCGGCTGTGCTTGAGATGAGAAGGCGGTGAAGCCAATGGCGCGGGCGGCTGAGAAGCCAAGATTGGCATGGATAAACCACATTGCTTGAGGTTGCTAACCTCTTGTGCCAATGATGAGTAGGTTCAATTCCTACGCCCGCGCCTACAATCACAAGGAGGTTCGCATGAAAACACTAGGAGTGATTATCATCTTGCTTCTGACGCTCTTTTTTTCGCTGTTCTTGAGCCAATCAAAGGCCGCTGAATTGTATCTGTATGGGGGTATCGGGCAGGCCAGCTCCGCCGTCACCGATAAGCGCGGGTTGTGGAAGCACGACGGGCAGCCCTACGAATATGATGGCAAGACGATGGGCTTTCGCACCGGCCTTGGCTCTCGCTTCCCGTTGGGCACGTTGGGCACACTCGGCTCGGTGCCGTTCTCTCATGGCATGAGCCTGGAGCTTGGCGCGATCTCGCTCGGTTCGCCAGAAATGGTCGAATCGTGGTTCAACAGTGACGACAGCTACGACAAGCGCGGGCGATGCTATAAGCACTGCGAGAAGCTTTACACAATGAACCTCCACAATAGCTATCTCGGCGGGGAACTCGTGGCGAAGTATGGAATCACGGCGTGGGAGTGGCTGACGATGTACACCACAGGCGGGCTTGCTGGATTCAATCACCAACATTCAGGGAGCCTGAAAGCGATGTGGCTCCATCCGCATTGGGTCGCCAGTTTCCCAGAGCGGAACATGGGCCAGAATTGGGACGGTATGATGCTCGCGGGCGTCATCGGCGGCGGAGTTTGTGGTACGGTATATAAAGGCGCAGCCTTATGCGGAGACGTGGAAAAGTTTCTCCCATTTGCTCACAGTGCCAATCCGCTGGTGAATGATGGGCTCGGTGGGCCGGTGTTGACGACGTTTCAGGTGCGGATGCCACTCGGAGTATTCTAGAAGAAGGAGGTCTTGCATGAAGATTCTCGGCATTGCGACCGTCATGATGGTGACGGGGATACTGCTTGCCTGCATTGCCAATGAAGGGTTCGAGCGATGGCGACGGCGCCTTCTCAGGGGGCGTGACATCGACACGGCGCTCACCTATTGTCAGCATCTCTTTAAACCCAAGTAGAGGAGGGTATCCATCCATGAGTCTCTGTCAATATCACGGCTGCCGCTCGTATACCAGGGGCGCCTACTGCTACGAACATAGTCCGCCTGGTGTGCACGCACAAGATTCCGTTGTGACCGCCGAGGCGTCTCCTGCGGATGCCCCTCGTAAGAAACGTCTACATCTTCCGCGGGCAGGCATGGTGCCACGCTTCTCCGTTGATGAGGCGACGGCACAGACGCTCGCCTCGATGGCCGAGAAGCGTCACATGCCGGTCGCCTTTCTGTTACGGGACATCGTGCAGAATGCGGTGGCGGATTTTCGGCGTGATGTAAGACTCAAAATGCAGATGCCGCATGAGCACTACACGGCACGAATAGATGAGGAGTAAGCCTATGCCACGCTCGTATCAAGAGAAAGACATCACGCGCCAGGTGTTCTGGGGCGCCATGGCGATCCTGGCCCTGCTCGCCGCGATAGGCACGGCGGGGGCATATCTGGTGTGGTAGCATCTGTGAGCTATAGAAGCAAGAAGCTCCTCGCCTCGGCACGCGATCAGCCCTGCGCCTTGTGCGGCTCGGTCGGCACGACCATCTCGGCCCACGCCAACAGCGTGGCGCTCGGCAAGGGGACAGGCATCAAGGCCCCGGACTACTATGTCGCCTGGCTCTGTCGAGCCTGCCATGATGAGATCGACGGACGCACCGGACGACTCACCAAGCAGGAGCGTTATGATCTGTGGACGACGGCCTATCTGCGCACCGTGGCCCAGTGGTTCGAGCAGGGGATTGTGAGGGTGAAAGGCTAACATTGTGAAGGCGCAACGAATAATTAAATTACTTAATGGACATATCTATGATTTGCATGATATTTCAGCCCCTGAGATTGTGCTGTTGCACACGCACTTCAACTTGCGCGTCGTGCTTCGTGAGGACGCTGATCAGGCAGCATCAACATCGATCACGAACGAATTACCCGCCATCATTGGAGATTACTCAACGAGTCGCTACGCCGTTGTTATTGAGCTGCAAAAGCGCGCATATATTCATTTCATGTCTGAAGATGAGTATTGGAGAATTCGAGATTTTTCTCTCTGGGCCTCAGAGATTACAGGGTGGCGATTTGTCTCTGCTGCGCACTGGCATCGATTGCTTAAGACCTGTGTCGAGAAAAACGGTATTGTGAATATCAATAATCTAGTTGGCAATCGTCTCGCCATACATGAACGCAAAATTCTCTGCCTGCGCGACCTGCTTCGTCAGCATAACCATCTGTCGCGCATTATTACATGCGAGATATGTGGGCGCACGGTTAAGAGACGAAAGGTCGTCGTGCACGATCGCACACCTGGCGCATGGATCATTGGATGTCCGCGCTGCAAGTGCGACACGCAGACGCCCATAAAGATTGATCAACTTCGCAACGCCCACATCGCACGTATGCAACGGGAGCGCATTCTTCGCGAGGAGCTACGGGATGAGCGACGCGGTTGGCGCGAGGCCGCTAATGCTCTTAAGGATGTTCGTCGCGCTTTACAACATTCACCTAAAGGAGATGACGGCCATGTCGAATCATGAACAATCTAACGAGAACGGGCAAGTTTCAGTTGAACAATCAGAATCTGCTAAGTGTTTAGAGATTCTTGAGCGAGGAGTTAAACGCTCGGCTGACCTGAAATTAGCCATGAGCGCACTGATGTCAGATCTTGCAGCGGGTCGTATCACCGTTGGAACAGGCAATGCTATTTGTAGCGCCACATCGAAAATTCTTAAGACCGTTGAACTTGAACAGAAGTATGGTACGCGATATGGCCAGGGGAAACGTGAATTGCTACTAATCGAAGGCGATGACGCAGCCCCCGTTTCCTAAACGGGTCGGATAGTACTAACACGTACTAAACTAACACGTACTATCGTGCTCTGCGTGTGCGGAGTAGTATTTGACGGGCGATGGAGTTATACTTGGCGAGACGTGACGGCTCTTTCTGCGGCAAAGGAGCACACCACCATGCACGGTCTACCCCTGACGCAACGATTGGCCTTGGCCTGGAAAGCCCTCGTCTCGCAGTTCGATGCCGGATCGGCCCAGTATGCGCAACAGATGCTGGCGGGCATCTTTCCGGCCTCGACGGGACCGGCACCCGCCCGCAATGCCATTCAGTTGCTGCAGATGGTGAACGATTCGCCCTGGATTCGCGCGTGCGCGGGGCGCGTCGCCGACGCCAAAGCCAGCACCTACTGGAAGCTCTACACAGCGAAGCGCAACGGCAGCACCGCCGCGGCGCGTGATATTCAGTATGCGCAGAAGGCGCCTCACGATGTGCGGCGGACGATTCTCAAAGACATTCAGCGCGCGGGCGAACTCACCGAGATCACTGATCACATTATGTTGACGGCGTTGCGCACCGGCTCCTCAGCATTGACGGGATGGGATACAAGCTGGCTGAAGAGCGTCTATCTCGACATGAACGGAGAGGCGTTCTTTCTGATTCAGCGCAATCCCGTCGGGGCGCCCGTAAAGTTTTGGATCGTCCCCCCGCACTGGGTCGCCGAAACGCCGACGCCCAAGCGCCCCGCCTATCGCCTACAGTGGCAAGCCTTTCAAGCCGATGTGCCCGAGCGGGAGATGCTCTGGCTGAAGCAACCGAACGCTGTCGAGCCGTATCAGCGGGGTGTGGGGCTGGCCAAGAGCGTGGACGATGAAGTAGCCACGGACGAGTATGCCACTAAGCACACGCTGAAGTTCTTTAAGAACTCGGCGCGCCCCGATCTGCTCATCATGCCGAAGGAGGGGCAGTTTGACAAAGTCGAGCGCGATCGCTTCGAGCAGTGGTGGAACGACAAGCTCCAAGGCTTCTGGCGGTCATTTAAACCGTTGTTTCTGCATACCCCCGTGGAAGTGAAAACCCTGGAACAGAACTTCCGTAACTTGCAGTTTACGGAATTGCGCCAGCATGAGCGCGATACCATCATGCAGGTGTGGGGGATTCCACCGGAGATGTTCGGTGTGGTGACATCCTCCAATCGCTCGACCATCGATCAAGCGCCGTTTATCTTTACGAAGTACTGCATCGTGCCACGGGTGGAGCGGGAGCGCGCGTTCTATCAAGAGCGCCTCGTGCCGGAGTACGACGAGCGATTGATTCTTGACTATACCTCTCCCGTGCCGGAGGATAAGGAATTCCGACTCAAAGTGATGCAGGCGCAGCCGAGCGCCTTCGTGTTGAACGAGTTTCGCGAGCTGGCCGGACTGCCGGAAGACGAGAAGCTAGAGGGGCAGTACGCCAGTGGATCAACGAGTACCGCACCGGAAGCGGACACTGAAGTGGCCGCTGGCGATGAGAACGATACACCCGCCGCCGATAACCTGGATCAGCTGAATGACGAAGAGGCGGCGGCCTACTATCTGATCAACCGGAAACTCTTGGCGCGATGAAATCCCTCGCCATTATAGAAGCCGAGCTACTCCGTCGCGGGCTCGATCCCGACTTCATCGTGTGCAAGACCGACATCCCTGGCGATGTGGCCGAGATTGTCTCTCGCACGGAGTTCTTGGCACTGCAGCTGCGCTACGGTTATCAGCGAGCCATTGCGACCGTGCGCGCCCGCATCGAGCTGGCTGCGCTGGAGCGCGAGCTCCGCGCCACGACGCAATCGGCAGCAGCCATGCGCACCGCGTTAGAGGCGGCGCGGGTCAATGATCTGGGGCAGGTGCTGGACTCCACGGTCAGAAACACTCTGGAGCAGGGCTATCTACGCGGAGCACGAGAAGGTGAACGCACGCTGAGGACACAAGCGCAGGTGCGCATCCGCTTCGACGCCATGAATCCGCACGCTGCCCAGTATGCCCGCACGCAGTCCGGCCAGCTCATCACGCAGATCACCGAGGGGCAGCGCGAGGCGGTGCGCAACCTGATCGAAACCTCGGTCTCCAACGGTCGCACGGTGCAGGACATCGCCAGGGACATTCGCACGGTTGTAGGCTTACGCGACGATCAAGTGCGGGCACTTCTGAACTATCGTGAGCGCATCACACTGCGCGGGACGCACACCGAGGAGCAGATCGAACGCAAGGTGGCCCGATATGCTGACGCTCTGGCCAGACAGCGCGGCGAATTGATTGCCCGCACAGAAGTCTTGACCGCAGCCAATCACGGGCAGCTAGAGACGTGGCGCGAGGCCAAGCGGCAAGGTGTGCTGGGCCGCGAGTACCGCAAGCAATGGGTCACGACGCCCGACGAACTGCTCTGTCCGGAGTGCGAAGCCCTGGACGGCGTCACGGCGGACTTGCACGAGGAGTTTGTCAGTGCAGACGGCACTCGGGCGATGGCGCCCACACTGCATCCGAATTGTCGGTGCAGCATGGTCTTGACGAAAGATGCGGGGTAGAGCAGCGGAAGCTCGACGGTCTCATACGCCGTAGTCGCTGGTTCGATCCCAGCCCCCGCAACCAGTTTACACAAAGGAGAGACGGCATGGATCAGGCGGCATCGCTACGGTGGCGCATTCACTATCTCGACGGGAGCACAGTGAGCAGTTGCGCGATGACGTGGGTGCAGGCACCGAGCACGGGCATCGTAGCCGTTGTGCATCAATGTGGAGACTCGCCCGTGCGCGTTGAACTAGGCACACCGTACTATCTTCAGGAAGAGAACTATGTGATTCGTGTGTGGGACCCGACACTCTATCTGCGGCGCATGGGCACGGTGAAGTTCGGACGCTGGGCCAGGACCGACATCTTTAACGGGGCCTGGGATGAAGCCCTACGATGCGTCACGACCGATCCGAAGATGCTCACCGATGAAGGGGCGCGCAAGGGTGGTGTGGTGGCCGGCACGCGCGCCGCCCAAGAGGGGGAGCCGCGACTCAGCTGGGGCCTCTGGTATGATGATCTGACCGTTGTGCAGGGGAATGCCGACGATGCGCACGCCTGGGTGCGGGCGCCGTCCGATGGCGTCATGGCCGCCGTCTATCGCCATGTCTCCAGCGGCATCGCCATGTCGGTCGCCCTGCGCCGCTACACGTTTTATTTCTGGGAGCACGGCGAATTGATCAATACGGACGATCTTGACCGTGTGCTGGCGGCGCATCCGCAGTTCAAGAAGGGCTGTCCGTCGTTTACGGGTGGGGATTACTTGGGGCAAGCCCGCACCATCAAAGCAGCATTGGAGGATACCTTGGAGGATGTGACATGAAAACGACTATCGGACAGCATGACGTTGTTACACCAGCACCCCTTCCTGATGGCTGGTATTGGTATTGCGGCGAGCCGGTGAAGATGACGGCGGGCGTCGTGCGCGGATACAACTTCACCACGAAGGAAGAGTGGCGCAAGGAGAGCGCACAGCTGGACCGTGCGGCACTGACGCGGATTGAGCATCAATCATGAAGCGCAAGGTCTCCATTGTGGGCTTCGAGCAGGCTCTTGTGCCCACTGCCCCCATGGATGATCCGGCCTATGAGATCTGGGGCTTGAACCACGCCAATCGTCTGGGTTTCATGGTGGATAGCCGGGGGCGGTTTCGCGCCGATCGGTGGTTTGACCTGCACCAGCGCCATGCGCAATCCGATCTGGACATGATCTGGATCGATCAGTGCCCGATTCCAATCTACCTGACGGACCAGTTTACGAGCAATCCTCGTGCGCGGGTGTATCCCATTGATGATGTCGTCGCCTACTTCGGTCACGAGTACTTCTGTTCTTCGTTCGCCTACATGCTGACCTACGCGGCCATGCTGGGCTTTGACGAGATTCGTCTGGACGGTGTTAACCTGAGCTACGGGCGCGAGCGCCTCTGCGAGCGGGCCAATCTGGAGTTTTGGATCGGTCTGTTGCGCGGCATGGAATACAACATCGTGATCCCGGCGTCCTCGACGTTATTGACGCATCCCGCGCGCTACGGCTTCGACTACACGAAGGAGAAGGAGGCGGTGGAGCAGATCATGGCGGTCTCTGTCGTGGAGTGTCTTACCTATAAAGAGGTCGGCGCGATTCTGGACACCGAGGACACTCTGCTATGACCTCTATGCAGCACGTCAAGACGGCGATCTGCGAAGCCCTCGATCGACGCAGCGCCACCGTGCAGGGCGCCAAGAGCGTGCGCGTGGATATCAAGTTCACCGATGAGGGGCTTCCCTGCAAGGTGATTGTGTTTGCCGAGCACGAGTTCACCGTGCGCGGGCGGGTGCCCGTGGAACGCTATGAGATGAATTCCTAACCACTACAGAGGAGAACCGTTTGTATGGCTGAGTTTATCACCCCATTGGAGAGTCTGCGACACAAGACCGGCAACGATCTCATGACGCAAGCCATTGCGCAGGTGCAGGCCGAGGCGAAGGCACACGCGGCCTTTCTCGAAGATCTGATCAAGACCATGCGCGAGGACATAGATAGGGCGATTCAGACGCTTACCACCATGCAGGGCACCACCACGGAGACGCTGAGCATTTCTACGCAGTCGATCGACAAACTGACGCAAGTGGCGAAGGCCATTCATGAGCGCGTGGCGCAGCTGGAGAAGCTGAAGCCGGAGAATCGCGAGGGCAGATGAGTAATTGCGAGTGGGACTACGTGTTAGGCATCATTGGTGGCATCATCATTGGCTGGTGGTACTGGTCGCCAGCCGCCGACAGGCTCTGGCTCAAACTGAATCAGAAGCTCGACGAATAGGCGGAATAGAAAAGGCTTTACTTTAGGTACGCAAGTATAGTATACGGTCACTAGATAGATTCCTGCGCCAGGGCAGACGACGAGCCTGGTCGGGTTCCTCTCCAAGAGGTGCCCGGCCAGGCTTTTCTATTTTTGGACCACTTGCGAGGGACGACGCCATGTCGCGCATAGCCAAGACGCCAGCAGGCCTTCCGATTCTCAGCGCCGAGGAGTTCGTGACCGGCGCGAAAGAGAAATCGCTTCCCAGCGACGAGTTCGCCGTCATCCAGGGGTTCACCGCTGAAGTCAAGACCATCAAAGCCAAGGATGGCAGCGCCCGCTATCGCTTTATCATTTCTACGAACGGAGTTGATCGCGACAAAGATGTGGTCAACGTCGCGGGGTGGAACACCGACAATTACAAGAAGAATCCCGTCGTACTGTTCGGGCATGACTACCGCAGCCTCCCCGTAGGGAAGTGTCCCAAGCTGGATGGCAAGAAAAACGCTCTGGAGGCGGACGTGGAATTCGCCTCGGCGGAGATCTACCCGTTCGCCGATACGGTGCGCCGCATGGTCGATGGAGGGTTTCTACGAGCGGCCAGCGTGGGCTTCAAGCCTATCAAGTACCTGTACAACGAAGAGCGAAGAGGCATCGACATCGAAGAGGCCGAGCTGTTGGAGTGGTCGATTGTGCCGGTTCCGGCAAACCCCGAGTGTCTCGTGCGGCTCTCGGCAGAGCTGGACCCGGCGGTGTTGGCGGACTTCGCCAAAGGCTGCGAGCAGTTTCTTACGGCCTGCAAGGGCGCGGGCACGTGGGTGGAGAGTGCGACGGGGGACCTTACTGCATCCGTAGACGAACCAACCCCAGAATCAGCCAGCACGATTGATGAGGAGGCCATGATCGAGCGCATTAAGGCCAACGTCTTGGCACAGCTCAAGGCTGAGCAGGAGGCTGCGGTGAAGGCTGCTCCCGTAGTCGAGCAGCAAGCAGCGCCCGCAGGCTTCACGCTGGAGGATGAGGATCAGTACATCTTCGGGGTGGATCTGAAGGCCGTAACCAAGACGGTGCGCGAGGCGACCAAGAGCGCCTTGACGGGGCTCATCACCATGCACATCAAGCAACAGATTGACTATGCCCGAGGGCGCATAGCGGATTAACACAGCATTATTCTGACGGCGACTATACACAAGGAGGGCGCGCGCATGAAAGTCGAAGAGCTGAATCAGCACATTAAGGACACCGTGCTCGATCTGGTCAAAACCGAAGTCGGGCCGCTGGTTAAGGAGGCCATTGAGGCGTCCGTGAAGACCAGCCTGGCGCCCTCGGCGGAAGATCCGAGTAAGACCGTCAAGCAGGTGGAGATCGAGAAAACCGCCAAGGCGCTGCAGGAGAAGGCCAAGGAGAAGTCCGCCCTGCATGAATTCACCGGCAAGAAGCGGGAGCGACAGAAGGGCGAAGCCCTCGGCGCCTGCGTGCGGGCGGCCAAGCGGGCCAAAAACGACTATGAGGCCACGATCTATCACTTGAAGAAGGACGGGCACGACGACATTGCCCAGCTCTTCGAGGACACCGCCAAGCTCTACGGTGATCAAGTCCTGAAGGCCATGACGGCGGGCGATCCGGAAACGGGCGGAGTGCTGATTCCGCAAGCCGTCTCCACAGAGGTCATCGACCTGCTGCGCGCGCGGGTCATCGTGCGAAACATGAATCCCATCACGCTCCCCATGCCGAACGGCAATTTCCGTCTGCCAAAGAAGATGAGCGGCACCAACTCCTACTACGTGGGCGAGTCCACGTCGCCGACGACCTCGCATGTCAAGACCGGCAGCGTGCTTCTGAGCTTCAAGAAACAAATGACCCTGGTGCCGGTCTCGAACGATCTATTCCGCTTCTCCTCGCCGGGCGCCGATCAGTTGATTCGCAACGACATCGTCTCGGAAACCGCCGTGCGCCAGGATCAAGCGTTTCTGCGCGATCCCGGTACGGATTCCACGCCGCGCGGGCTGCGATACTGGGCGTCACCAAACAACGTCATCGTCGCCACGGGCGGCGTGGGCGGCGACGCCAATCTGGCCGCCATGACTACCACGCTCTCTAAGCTGATCTTGAAGCTCTTAGAGAACAACATCCCCATGGCGAACTGTCACTGGGTAATGTCACCACGCACCTATATGAACCTCACGGCGGTGCGGACCACCAACGGACCCTATGCGTTCAGGGACGAGATGATGCGTGGGACGCTCTGGGGCTATGCATTCACGGTGTCCACCACCGTGCCAAACACGCTGACCGAGGGCTCCAACAGTGACACCTCGGAGCTGTATTTCGTCGATGCAGGCGAGCTGGTCATCGGTGATAGCGAGCGTCTCATGATCGACGCATCGGACATCGCAGCCTACGAAGAGGGTGGCACCGTCAAGGCGGCCTACAGCCGGGACGAAACCGTCGTGCGGGCGATCAGCGAGCACGATCTGGTGGCGCGACGGGAGGAAGCCATTGCCGTCGCCACGGGCGTGCGATGGGGCGTGTAAGTTACGGAGGGTAACGGCATTCACGGCGCCCTGGCGCCCACAGAAACGAGGAGGACCGTACTATGATTCGAATCACGCCAGTGTATGTGCAGGGTAAGGAAAATCACATCGTGCTGGATTGCGCGACCGGAGGGGATTCCACCTCGGGCGGCATCTTCGATGGTAACGTCATCGATTTGCAGGCCTTCCCGATGCGCTTCACCCATGCGCAGCCGGTGCTGGCCGGCACGCTGCCGGGTACGACCTCAACCGCAGGCGGAAGCCGCTTGCAGTTGGATGTGCGACTGAAGCACGGAGATAGTTCAGGGGGCGGGGATGCGGTGGCGTTCTCGACCGATCAGCTTCCCAGCACGGTGCAGAGCTATTATGCCACGGACATGTCCACGGATCATCCGTCCTGGAGCACGGGGACGATTCGCGCACAGTATTCTCCGGCGGCCATTCCGCTCTTGGGTGCCAAGCGGTACATTCGAGCCAGCGGACAAGTCACGCGCATCGGCATCGCCACCTCGACGGCGGCGGCGCAGCTGTTCACGTGCCACCTCGGCCTGAACTTGCTTGGTGCGCAGGAAGAGGATGCGGGCCGGGATAAGGCGGTGAATCCGTCCGGGTCCTACAACAAGCGGTTCTACGTGCCGACGACCGGGACGAACACCTAAGGTCGGCATTCTCACTTTGGACGGGCGGCGGCAACCGCCAAGGAGGGCCTTATGAGTCTTGAATATACACCGGAATATGAGACGGTCCGACTCACCGACAAGTTTCACAGCTATCGTGTGGGCTGCGGACCGCAGTACAACGCGGGCGAGCTGGTGCGAGTACCCACGGCTGAGGCTGACGTGTTGGTGGCTGCGGGCGCTGCCGTCCGCCACGTGGTTACGACGCAGGAAGATTCGGCTCACGGGAAAGCCCCAGCTCGCCCCATTAAGGATAAGATGGTGACTCACGCAGAAACGAAATAGCAGCATCGTCACGCAGTCTCACGACACGAAAGGCGGCATCCGATTATGTCATCACTCAACGACATTGTAGTGACCGAAGCTGATCCCGTCATGCAGACGCTCGACGCTGTGCAGGTGGCCGAAGCCGTCACCATTATGCCCACTACGCAGGATGTACTACCCGAACAGACCTTCCCGCAGGTGGACGGTATTCCCGCACACCTCTGCGGGCCGGTGCGCTGGGATCATCCCTGCTCGGCGCACGTGACGGTGCTCGATCCTGTCAACGCCATCGTCTGTCCCGCTGACGGACGCAAGCGGAAGAAGGTCTGCATCGTGGGCTACGCGGAGAACTCGCGACACCTGGCGTGGTACGACGATCCGGATTGTGAAATCTGGGGCGTGAATCAAGTCTATCGGTTTATCCCGCGCATGGATCGCAACTTTCAGATTCATCGCGACTGGACAAACGCGAAGAAGTGGGCGCCGGGCACCGATCAGCGCAAGTGGATTACTGAGGCACCGATTCCCACCTACATGATTGATCACGATCCGGCCATGCCAAACAGCGTGACCTATCCCTACGATCGTGTGCGACAAGAGCTGGGCCTATATGATCCGGCAGATCCCAGTCCACGCAACGGGCTGGACTATGCGACCAGCTCGATCGCGTTCATGTTCATGCTGGCCATTGCTGAGGGGTTTACAGAGATCGGCATCTATGGCATCGACTTGATCATCGGGCGGGAGTACTTCTTCGAGAAGGCCTGCGTCGAATTCTACATGGGCATCGCGCACGCGCGGGGCATCGCCGTGCATCGTCCGGAGAACAGCGCCCTGCTCTGGCAGTCGCATCGATATGGCTATGATCCAGGACCGGATTACGGCTTTTTCGGTCTAGAGAAGCTGAAGGCGCGCGCCGAACAACTCTCCAAGCAAGTTAAGACGCTCAAGGACACGGTCTTGCTCGCACAGGGTGGCATCACCGAGATGGAATGGGTGCTGCAACACCTGGGCGAACCGGCGAAGTCGGAGTATGAGCAACGCCTCGCCGAGGCGCGGAAGCAGTTGGACACGAAGCTGAACGAACTGTATCTGCACGAGGGCGCGTTTCAGGAAACCAACCGCATGTACTGCATCCTGGAACTCAAGTCGCGCGGAGGGACCGTAGACTAACATGATCGTCACGATTCTCACCTCTGCTACAGACGACAAACTCACCACGGTGGCCGACGTGAAGGACACCCTCGACCTCACCGACAACGCCGCCGACAACACGCTGGAGCGGTTTATCGGGCGCGCGTCGCGACGCATTCAGCGCTTCTTAGGGCGCGAACTCGGCGTGCAACGCTATCAAGCCGTGATGCCCGCCTATGGGGGTGTGTGTCTGCAACTGCCCGCCTATCCGGTCCGCGAGATCCTGCGGTTTTATGACGGAACCGATACGGGCTCAGCCGCCGAGATTCTCTCGACCGAGTACCGGCTGGATCGGGAGCGTGGCCACTTGAATCGTGACGAGGGCTGGCCGTGGACGTGGCAGCAGGGGCCGAGCATTACGGAGCTAGAGCCTGAACCCGGAAAAGAATACCCGCACTATCTGGTGGAGTTTTCGGCGGGCTATCTTCTCCTTGGCGGGAAAGACAGCGGGAGCACCTGGGACGGGACGACCTCGACGGGCGTGACGCTCCCGGCGGATTACCAGGACGCTTGCATTGAGATGGCGCGCAGCATGTATCTTTCGCGCGATCGACAGGTCGGCGTGCAGAGTGAGCGTGTGGGAGATCTGTCTATCACCTACTCTGCCGATGCGGGCGATATGCCGAAATCGGTGTTGGAGATTCTCGCCCCACTCCGGAGTCTGGCATGAGAACACAGGAAGCAATTCTGGCCGATCTGCTCAGTGGTAATCTGGATCTGTCCGATGTGAAGCTCAGTGAGGTGGCGATCGTTGAGAAGATCGACAAGAGCGGCGATGAACCGAAACTTGTCGAACGGCGCACCATGCGTGACGGCATCTGCATCTTGATCGAGAAGTTCTAACATCTAGCAGTGAGAGAAGGAGGGTCACGTCATGCCGTTACATCGAACTGGGCGCAACATCATTGCTGCCGTGCTGAATGGGGAAAGCATCACCCCACTGCTGACCGCAACGGGCGCGGTGCTCTGGGTGGGATCTGGCACGGGCGCACACGATGCCGCCGATAACCACCTGAAGGGCACCAGCATCGCCGCCACCATGGAATCCGGCTACCCCTCGCGATCGGTCAATGCCCTGTCTTATCGTGGACTCTACGCGACCAACGTAGCCAACTTTGAGTGGCAGGAGTGGGGCGTCAAGAACTCAACAGCCTCGGCAACGTCAACAGCGGCGAACGTGTTCATGTTACAACGCATGCAAGAATCGCTCGGCACGAAGGCGAACACGCAGCAATGGCAACTGACCGTTACCAACACGCTGACCACCTAGTGCGCTGTCGTCGCTGTGCGGGGCTGCTGGTATCGGGACAGCAGCCCGATGGGCTGATGGACGGCTGGAGTCATGACGCCTGGCGATGCGTAAATTGTGGGGAGTGGTTTGATATGGTGGTTCTTCGAAACAGAGAGCATGCCCTATGCAGCACTGTCCAACATGTCGATGTCACGCAGATGGTCCCGGGCCGCCGTTGAGTCCGTATCATGGGCGCTGTGCGGGATGCGGGTGGCCCTCAACATTGAAAATGTTGGCCGCGAATCCCTTATGTGAATCCTGCATGAACAAACAAGGAGACAACCATGAAACAAATCCTGTTGATGTTGTGTGCCAGTCTGTTCGTCTACGTCGGGTGGGCTGAGGCGCAGACGCCGCCGTACATCGGCGCGACGTGTACGTTCAGTTGGAATGCCAACACTGAGTCCGATCTGGCGGGCTATCGCGCGTGGGCCGTGCGCGGCTCAACGGCGCTCCCGATTGTGACACTCTCGAAAACCTCGACGAGTCACCCAACCAGCACGACGTGCGCCGCACTGGGCGTGACGGCGGACGGGAGCTATCGGTTTAACGTCGTGGCATTTGACCTGGCCGGGAACGCGAGTAGCCCGGCTTTTATTGATGCGGTGCGCGATACCGTGGCCCCCGCCAGTCCGGCCAATCCGAGCGTGTCGTCTCCGCAGCCGGTGGCGCTCTTCATCGTGCCGAATCCGGATGCCAAACAGACGACGGTGTCATGGATACCAGGTCGATGCCAACAGGAATACATCGTGTCACGGCTCGTGAGCGGGAAATGGATTGAGATCGGACGGACACATGACACGTGGCTGGATGTGCCGCTCGTGAATCAGGTGAATCAACCCTACGGCGTCAGCGCGGTGTGTGAGGGGTAGGAGTAGGTCGTAATCAGATTACAGGGGGCGTAACCGATGGCTGATCGAAAACTGGCCTATGGATCGGCAACCAGCATCACAATTACGTTGACCAGCCTTGGATCTGCCGGATACCGAGAATCGACGGCGGTGGACAATACGAGCAACCTCTATCTCGATGCGTTTGTCGGAGGCATCACGCAAATCGGAGCCGTCACGGCAGACGGGCAAATCGAAATCTACGCCTATGGGTCATGGGATGGCACCAGCTATACGGCTGGCGTAACTGGTTCGGATGCCACGATTACCTGGGGCACGACCGGCGGGGTCGATGGTTATAACGATCTGATTCCGCTGGGCACGGCAGCGGTGGATACATCAGATGATAACGATGATGTGGAATGGGGACCGTTCAGTATCGCCACCGCGTTTGGTGGACGACTGCCCCCGAAGTGGGGCATCGTCGTGAAAAATTCAACAGGCACCGCCTTTCATGCGACCGGCACGAACAATGCCGTGAAATATCGAGGCGTCTACGAGACGATTACCTGATGGCGATTCAATTCGGGCATACCTCATTTGTACATCAGGCCATCGGGCTGTCCGATCTGGAAGGCCATACGCTCCGGCGCCGTCTGCCGTTGCCATATCCGTTTTCAGCGACCTGGGCGGTGCGCATGCTCGGCCTGGTCACGACCGATGATTACATGTGTCTCTACTCGTTCGGGAAAGATACCGCGTTCGACGGGCTGGAGTATCATACGGCAGCGATTATTCCGTCGTCCGCACACGGCGGTGCGCCTCCGGCGAAATGGGCCGTGGGTGCCAATGGGTTCGATGATCCGCAGGGGTACATATCCACCGATCGGTGGTATTATCAGGGCGTCCGGTGCTATCGCACCGACACCGACACCATTCATGAATTCTACTACGACCTCCCTGA